CTACACCCTAGAGTTCGTCGGCAGCGTCAGATGTGTATAAGAGACAGATTTAATACCATAGTTAATACCCACTCTTCCAGATAATAGTAAGTATATGCAAGAATATTAGAAAAGAATGGGGGTTCCTATGAATCGCTTAAGATAGGATTATAACAAGTATCTTGGAGGGGACCTTTTTGTAGACAATGGTGAACCACTTGGGTATACTAGAACTAGTACTCCTATTAATAAAAAGACAATATCAAAATATGGGTTCCCAATTAATAGAGACCAAATGATTAGGGGTCTTCTGCTATATAATAATAATTTTAAAGTTCCGTCTTTAATTCCATTTTAGCCTAATGGAGCAGGACAAAGTGATAGGTTACCTGGATTTTATATGAATAATAGGAACAGAACCAATCTTTATACAGGTATTTAATTATGATAGGAATGTATGATGAGCCAGTAGCAGTACCTATAATAGACCTACTGGATAGTAGCATGATGTCATAGTACATCAGCGCTGCAAGAGAACAATACAATTAGGCAGTATAGGACTAGAAGGAGTTCGCTAAAGAATTCGGTGAGTTATATGGGCCTAATGCTAATGTAAATAAAGAGTTTTACGATATCACAAGGGGAGCTGTTAACAAAGGGTTAGATTACCTCTATTAGAACGGAATAGATCCTGTTAGATCAGCAGAAGGAAGAGCGTATATAGCCAAGATTATTAGAGAGAGACCATATGCAGAAATAGCTAACCTTAAAGCTCAGAATGAGTCAATGAAGACTTATTAGAAGTATAGAGCAGAAGCTATGCGTAATGGTACATATGATCCAGACTTTGAAAAGTTTGCGCTTGGTGGCAAGACTCTTGAAACATGGGACCCATCTACAGACGGAATGTGGACTAGAGAAGCTCCTTCTAAATATTCTAGCTTAAAAGATTGGACAAGCAATCTGTTTGACAACATGTAGCTAGAATACGATCCAGAGCTAACAAAACAAGCTGGAGGACTGTATTAGGTATATTCAAAGTCTCCTAAGAAGATGTAGTAGATTCTTGATGCGAATATAAAGGATATGACAAAATCTGATCTTGGCAGATACTATCTCAACATGTATGGAGGTGATATAGATGCCCTTAAGGCTGATATTATTAATCGTAACAGAGAATATACTCAGGTAGATAGACGAGCTGATCAGGTAAAAGTTCATCTCAATGACCAGTAGTTCTAGGCTAATGAAGCTGCTAAACAGAGAGCATTCTAGAGAGAAATGGCAAAACAGCAGCATGAATGGGATACGCAAGAGCCTGATCAAAAGAGTGCTAATAAAATTGCTGAATAGGCAGCTAAAGGAAATGGAGAAGGCAGCAAATAGGATTACAATCTTGTTGCAGATGTTATGACTCAAGCTTCGTCTACGCTTTAGAATTATTTTGCTACTCATACTTTTGGAGAAAAGAATTATGGCAATAACTTAGGATATTTATCTAGAGCACAAGGAAAAGCATTCTCTAATAAGGGCTTTAATCTAAATGATGTTTCATTCGATTTACCTAGAGGAGGATATTCTGCTTGGACTGGTGTACAGAAGAACAAGCTTAATCCTACATTCGGATACGCATACAATGCTAACGAAGTCAAAGGAAAGATACTTACCGAAGGTGAGCTTAGAATCAAAGCTTCTTCTATTAAAACCGGAAAGAACATATATAGAACCTATACAGATAAGCTGTATAAGAAGAACAATATTCTTGGAGTAACACCTGATGAATCATCTAGAAATGGTATAGCCATTGTTGGAAGAGATGGAAGAATGCACTTGTATCAGAAGGTTACAGTATATACAACTGATGGCACATCTAGAGACAGTAGTGGTAATAAGTATAAAATGGTAGATGGTAAGTGGACGAATATAACTACAGGCAAAGAAGTTGAAGACACTGATGAAGGAAAGGCATTAATTAAATCTCTAAAGAAACAAAGAGGCCATTATTCAGCTTATCAAGAATTACCTGCAGGAGACGTATCTTTCACAAAGAAGAGCTATACTACACAGAAAAATAAGAATGGAAAGACTACAAAGAAGGTTGTAAATAGAGGAAACGTTATACCTGGAACAGAATGGTATGATAATGGTGGAAATGTAACAATAGATAGTTACGATACTTCTACCCATTCTTCAAAATGGACAAACATAAACAAGAGTTACAATCAGTATTATAAATAATAATTATGGCAAATAGAACAAGGAACGTAAGTCCTAGTATAATCCCATGGGGATCCGAAGGCAGTACTTATGATCCTATCGGGTACATAAGACGTAATAACAGTACGCCGTACAGTAGGGTTACAAATAGATTTAGAAGCAACTTAGCTAGATATCAGAGCACATCTCCTGTTCAACGAGTTGTAAATAAGGGATACAAAGATTATGTAAATGTATCCAAATCGCTTAATAGAGAGGAGCGTGAAACTAGAAACCTATCTGATACGTACAATAAATTAAAAAAGGCTAAGGAAGTGAACGATGAGCTTGCTATGGAGCGCCCATTGTTTAGACCTTAGAATCCTGGATTTGATTTTACAGCGATAGGCAAGGAAATGCTTGGAGATATATTCAGATCTACTGATCAGGTAAGGGCGAGCAACGCTTCTGGTAAAGTAATGCTGAATAAGGAAACTTCGGCAACAGTTGATTTAGCTAAGAAGAATAAGGAGTTAAAGTTGTAGAGATTACAACTTTAGCAGCAATTACAAGACTATTCTAACAATAGATCTAACTTGTCAAATAGAGATAAATAGAACATTATTAGAATAAATAGTCAGATTAAATAGCTTGATAAACAGATAAACAATGGTGAAGTGTATGAGCAGAGAGCTGAACAGCTCCGAGCTCAGCACGACATGGATAATGTATGGAACTCAGTCAAAGAGGGATTAGCTGGTGCAGGTGGATTCCTTTTAGACGTATTAGGTAAGGCTGGAGCTTATCTTAATACATCTAATGCTTATGGTGTGCATAACAACTAGGATTATAAAACACTTAAGATGAATGATAAAGAAAAGTTCTCTTAGGCTGCACACTAGTATATATGTGACAAGAATATAGATAACAACAGAAAGAGATTCTAGGGCTTACCTTTAAAAGACTCACTTAGAGCACAGATTGATGACTATACAGATTTCCAGACTCAGCTTAATGCTGAAATAAAGGGAGCTCAAGAGGATTATGAAAAGCATGTAAGGTACAGACAGGCTGACGAGAAGTGGTTCCCAATTAGCGACGATTACAATAAGAAAAAGTAGAGATACGCTAATGCTAGTGTATTCTCACCAGAATACTGGCAGTACGAAATGCCTTCTCAGATAGCTGCTTCTAACGCTTCTACTGCCGGAAGAATAGCTATGGCATTGAATACTGGAGCTGCTATTGGTGGTGCGTTCTTAGGACCAAAAGGACAAGCCTTGTTAAACATTGGCTCATAGGTAGCGACTACTGCCACAGGTCTTGATATAGAGAACATGAAGTTTGAGAATAGGGGCGAAGTTAGCGATGCTAATGTTGATAAGCTTAAATCAAACTTAATGTCTGGTGGCAAGAAACAGTACCAGGATATAATAAAAGACTTGAGAGAAAAGGCTAAATAGGTATATCCGAAACTGAACATGAATCCAGATACAGAAAGCGATGACGAGATACTTCGCAGTGCATTAGCCGGCATTATAACTTCTAACCATCCAGAATACAGAAAGGCTGAGCTTAGAGCACTTGCTGGAAGTAATGCCCTTTTCCAGAAAGATAACATAACAACAGGATCAGATCTTATGGTACAGAAGGGTTTACAGGTTGGTATATTTGGAAGAGAGCTATACAAAGCTGGAAAAGGAACCATAAACTGGATTGCGAATAAAACTATTAAACGTGCAGCTAATTCTGCTACGGGCGCTATAGAGCATACAGTTGAAGGAGCAGCTACAAATGCTGCTGCAGAAGCAGCTAAAGACGCCGTAAACGGTAGTGGATACGCAACTCTTAGAAAGGAGTTCACAGATAGCTTTAGAGGCGGATTTGGATTAGGAGAACAGACTGCTACAGTATTAGGACATGGTATGACCGGTTAGTATGTGTATGGTACTATGACCGGTATTGGAAAGGCTGTATTAGATTAGGCTAAAAAAGCTTTACCAACCAGAGGTTAGGCATTTATTAGACTTGCTACACATAGAGCAGGATAGTACTATCAAGACATCTTGGATAAGATACCATTGACAGCAAGAAGACTTTCTGCATACGGCTTAAAAATGGGTAAGGTTTGGGTTGTTTCTTCAGCCTCTGAGGCTGCAGAAGAAGCCAGACAGTATGTTAATGCAGAGCAGGCTAAAAGGCAGCAGATGGGCCTTGGAGAGCTTCCTAGCCTAGGTAGTTTGTTTGCAAATGAATATAGCGCAGGCTCAAGAACACAGGCCGCCATATTAGCTGAATTGGGAATAGGAGACAGCGATCTTCTTGACAACGAAGAGTTCTGGTAGAATTATAAAGGAGGATTTGCTCTTGGAGGTGGTCATACCGTTGCTATGAGAGCTGTATCGGAAATACCTGGACTTGTACGTCAGATATCAGCAGATTAGGCAATACTTAATGCCGGTATTACCAATCGTGTAATGATGCAAAATGAACGAGCTTAGGGACAGCTGTTTGCAAAAGAAGCCATGAAAGGTAGATCTAATATGGAGTAGATCTTAAATACTATGCAATAGCTTAAATAGGAGGACGCTAGAAGAAAGGAGCATACTTACTCAAGCGATGAGTGGGACTCCTCAATAAAAGCGGCATAGGACATAATGAGAATGACATTAAGCCCTACTACTAAGGCTATAATGGAGAAGCATGGCATACAATATGGTACAGATAAATATGCTGCAGCTGTAGCATCTGTATATTAGACTGGTTAGAATTCTGACGAGAACAGAGATTAGAGACAGAAGGCTATAGATGAATATAATTAGATTATACATTCGGTACAGCTTAATCAAGCTATTGATGAGGAATTAAGAAGAAGATAGAGTGGATCATCTATAGAGAGTCTTGCTTAGCAGAGAGCTGATAAGGCTAGACAAGAAGCAGAGCAGAATGCTTAGTCTCTTGAGGAATTAGGCTAGGAAGTAGATTTGATATCAGCACAGTCTGAATAGGATAAGCTCAATAGAATGACAGGTCCTACCGGAATAAGCAACGTTGAGGATCTTCGTCAAAGAACTATACTTGTAGGATAGCTTAGGGGCTTGCTTAAGCTTAGATCCGATTGCAAGACTTCTGATGGATTCTTCAATATGCTTAGAGATAAGTTTGGATTGCATACTATAAGAGAAGATGCGGCTAAAATACACAAATCTATAGATAGTGATATAAAGATTATCTCTCAGAGGCTGTCTGAGCTGTCTGGTATCAATCTTGATGGCCTTAATGATGCACAAGTAATGGATAAGCTTGACGCCATGGGAGCTATTGAGTAGTTCTCTGATGACATAGAGGAGAATACAAGAGTAAGAGCTCTTCTTAATGCGGATGCAAAACTTATAGCAGATAGATAGAAGATGTTCTCTGATGGTCTTAAAGCTGAAGGAAATGGCAATACTAAATTCAGTAAGTTCATAGACGACGTCATGGCTACCACAGAGAGAAATAAGGCAATAGATTGGGCTTTAGCAGACGCTATCAATGATCCTTATGGACAAAAGTGGAACCAGGACAATACGTCTACAGGAGAAATAAATACAGAGCATAAGGATACATAGTCTCATGTAGAATCTCTTACAAAGTAGGAGAGCAAAGTATATACTCCAGAAAATAATTATTCTGTAGAAAATAATACTTTTGAGAATACAGATAGACCTTATGTTCATGATGATCTTGAACTCAAGATAAAAGAAGACAAGCTTGGCTCCGTAGGAAAACTCAAGAGCAAGATTGATGACATGATCCTTAGAGGTAGAAGCTATGATAAAATAAATAGATGGCTATAGTCTTCTAAGAGATATAAGAACATTATTACCAGAAATGAAGACAATGCTAGAATAATCGAAGATTATATCAATGATTAGCTTCTTAATGCAGGATTGGAACCTAATAGAGCAATTGTAGATAAATCTAAACCTGAGGACGAATTAGCAGATTCCTTTGAAAGGCTTAATAATCTTTCTGAACAAAGAAAAGAGAGAAATGAAAGAAGAGCTAAGATAGAGGCTAAGAAACGACTTCTCAAGTCTAAGATGAAAGCTGCTATCAAGGAGTGGGCTAGATCTGGTGAAGCTTATTCTGGTATAAGCCCTAAGTTTTTATCAACTCTTGCAAAACTTGTTGCCTATGGTACATAGTAGGGATATTATTCGTTTAAGACATTTCTTGATGATATTAAAGATATGCCATTAGATGCTATGGATATTCCAGATTTAAGCGGAATGTTATCATATGTATATCTTAGTAAATCTAAAGAATAGGCTGGCACTGTTGCTGAGAATCTTGATTCAGAAGAGAATGTTCTTAGTGTTGGAAGTGTTTAGAATTATCTTAAAAATGACAAGACAGATCAGACTGAGCAGCTTAAGCAAAATGTAGACAAGCTAGTACAGCAGGTAAAGTAGAATTTATCAAACATAGACAATATTGAATCAGCTATACAGAAGATTGCAGATTAGTCGTTAACTCCATTTGATAAGACGAATATATCACAGTATATATTGGATGTAGACAAGCTTGCAACTGAAGATTAGTTAAAAGATGCTATAAAGCAGCTTGGTAACATAATACAGAATACAAATTAGGTATATAGCGATCTTACTGATTAGTTAAACAATCTGAATAATTAGAAGGATATTCAACAAGATCCACTCGTAACAGACTATAATGATCTTCCAAAGACTGTAGCATAGTTAGTCCTCGAGTTGGAAGATGCTTGCAATACACTTGACTCAATAGCTAGCACAATAGCTGATGTAAAACCTACTACATAGCCAGAAAGAGACGCTATAAACGATTTGTCTATACAGTTAATGAGAGCAGAAATAGCCCTTGATAATCTGTTGCAGGATAATGAAGCTTAGGCTGTAAATGTTTCTTAGGAGAGAGACCTCATAGATAATGTTATTATGAAGTTTAATAACAATAGATCTATATGGGGAGACACTAGCGAAGAAATACTTGATTGGTGGTTTACTAAGTATGCAAAAGACAACGTAGTACTTCCAAGAGATAGTAGAAACACAATCACAAATGGAAGTGATAATCTTACATTTGATTATAATCAGAAGATAACAGATTACATGAGACTGTATGGAAATAAATTCCAACAGAATCTTGGTGAAGTTGAATCTGATTGGTATTGGAGGTTACTTAAGAACTACTTCGGAACGTTGCTTAATAATGCTCAAGATTATATTGAACAGAATCCAGATAACCCTATGAATCCTGTCCTTTAGGACAATATTAATAGAGGTAGATTGCTTATATCTGGCTTTGCTAACAAGTACGGAAAGCAACTTGATGACTCATACATTGACACAGACGCTTCCATAATTAGAGAAGCAGAAGAGCTTAATAAGCAGGAGTTTATGTGGTATGAATCTGGTGGTAATAACTATATCTCTGGTCAAGGCGTTGGAACAACATTACATAGACCTGGAGTAAAAGCCATGTAGGAAAACAAGACTTATGTAGAGTGGAGTAATTAGCCAGACTTTATTACTAACGGTAAGTTTGAGATTATATTCAGAAATGCTACAGAGTACAGCAATAGACCTTACTTAAGAATTACATACAAAGGACAGTCTATAGAATTGCACATATATGAAGGTGGTGACGAAAGTAGAATGGGATATCAGCAGCATCTCGTCGATTTATGGAAGTTCTGCTAGAAGCATAAGAATTACTCATTAAGAGTTATACCTACAAGAACAAATGGATCGCTTATTTATGATCCTGCATTTGTTGGTTATAATGAAAACTCTCCAACAGTAGAGGGTTTACATTCTGTTGTTGGAAACATAATGAGTCTTGATGATACGTATTCTATTGACCTTAAGAGCAAATAGATTGGTATAGTAAAATAGGACAAGAAAGGTAATATGAACGTAATGAGTCTTGATGGCTTAAATAGTCCTATACATACTTTAAATAGTGCTAGGGTTGGAACACAGAATACATCAGTAGGTTCTACTGTATATTTATGGCATACAAACTTCGATGAGAAGAAAGGTAACTAGACTACAATTCCAGTTATACTGTATTAGTCTAAGCTTTCTTAGAATCAAGCTGATTCTCTTGTAGACTTATTAAGAGCTTATGCTTAGGGATAGGTTAATTATAACGGATACAATACATATGATCTTATTAAGATGCTTGTACATGTTAATGAAAATAATTAGCCTAACTATAAAACAAATCAGACTAGAACTATAACATTCTCTTCAAACAAATAGATTATTATAGGATTACCTCAGTACGACGACAATGGTAAGCATATATATGGAACTGGAGAATCATACGATCTTACAAGTGAGCATGACTTAGAGAGACTCAGAACAGATTTAAGATCTGTTGGTGTTGCTTTCGAAAAGACTATGCTTAGTCAATAGCTTAACTTTACAAACAACTCTGTTATAAACAACGTAAAGCATTACTTTGAAGATAACCCTAATGTTGATACATTTGTTGCTCCAAATGGCTTAGAGTTTAGCAGAGATGATTTCTTTGACCAGGATGGAAATGAAAGAAGAAAGAGTACATACGCTGGTTACCTTATGCGCCATCAGTACACTTAGACATCTGTTGTCGGTTAGAATTATACTGCCACTTATTTTAGAGGCCCATATTTGGTTCCTAATACAAAACAAGATGATCGTATAGACGATATACTCACTGAGCGGCAAAAAGAAGATTCAATCTCAATGCCTAGATTAAACTCTCTCAAAAATCTTTTAAATCGATCTAGAGGACTAAAATTAGAGGTTTAGCCTAATAAGCTTAGAGATATAACAGATGGTGATAGAGAGCAAATGAATGCGTATTTAAAGCGCGTTATAGGTGAAGGTAACTATGAGATAGGTAAATAGTTAAATGACGATATACCTGCAGACATGGCTGTTGCCGGAAAATGTATGTCAGACATGGTTTACATTGGTAATAGAGTTGTAGACGGTGTGCAGTATCACGAAGCATTCCATAGAGTATTGGAGCTGTTGCTAAGACCATCTGAAAGACAGAAGATATACGATTGGTATAAGAGTAGAGAAGGTAATGATAAGATGTCTGATACAGAGATTGCAGAAGGGTTAGCAAATCTGTATATGGATGCTCAAAACAACTACGATGATAATGAGTTTTCCAATAATAAGGTAGTAGCTCTTTTCTAGAAGATTAAAGCCGGTGTACAATTTGCTAGGGATCTCGGAAGTATTAGACTTACACTTTTGTCAGCAATAATGTCTACTGGCTGGTACAAAACAAAAGCAGGAAGCAAGATACGTAAAGAAAACCTTGAGCGTTTTAAAGCTAAGTTTGGCGATTCTCTTCATTATGATGTTTACAATCAGAAGACTGGTATGAAGCATAGCTTCGAAAATATCTTAAACAACGAGCAGCTCAACGATTGCGTTGAAACTATAGCTTTTTATATAGTAGAGAAAGCTCTCGAAGAAGGAAGAGTTAATGCTGTTGGAGACAATATAGATCAACTTACAATTACTGGTACAAATATCAAAAAGCTTATCGGCGTAGATATGATGAAATAGCTTATGGGTGAAGATCCAGAAGTTCCAGTACCAGAAGCTTAGGCTAAAGCATTCAAGGAAATATTTAAGCAAGGAAAAGAGAAGTATATAACTGATAAAAATGGAGTAGCTATAGGAAAGGAATAGTATTATCCTAATTTTGCAGTTATAGCTGATAGAGTTTACGCTAAGATTGCTAACATAAGTAAAGAAGGTGTTGTTAAGAATACTAATGACGAAGATATGCAGGAGCAGCTTGAAGCTGGATCTGCTGGAGCTTATATGGATTACGTAGGAAAAGAGTCTTATGAAATGAGTAAGCTGCAAAGCGTATCTCAAAAAGCTAAATTCTTCTTTGGAACTGTACCATATGTTAAGTGGGCTAATGCCAATAATCATGAAGAAGGCATTGAACTTGATACATCACACAGCTTGTTTGGTGATCCTAGATTTATGCCTCAGACTGAAGTATTTAGCAAGATGTTCGAATAGCTCCATAATGTAAAGACCGTTCAAGAACTCCACGATGAATTAGCTAGACTTGCTTCATAGGACCCTATGTTCTTCTATGTATATTCTACGTTTAACGAGTATTTCTAGGCTCAATACATAGATTATGATAAGACAACAGGAGAAGGAATTAACTATAACGCAGAGGCTGTTGTAACACAGGTATTTCAGGCATTGGTTGGTCAGAAGTATAACTTTATGATGACAAGATCGTCTACTGATAAAGATGGCCGTGTTAGTGTAAGAATGTCTAACTTATCTGTCGATAGAGATACCCTTAAATTCTCACAGGACTGGTCTAAGAGATTAGCTAATGGTGTTACTGGTGTTGTGTCGACAGTAAGAGATCAGAATGGTAGAATCTTATTCAACAGAGATAGAAGAGGTGTTGTTTACAACGCTCCAGGAAACGATATATTTAAGCGTACATCAAACTGGATTAAAGATATATGGACACAGGCTAACGCTGGTAATGAAATAAAGATAGGTAATAACGTATACGATATTACAAGTCCTGTTTAGTTATCAGAGGTTATAGACAAGATTACCATAACACTTAATAAGATAGGTATATAGATTGATAGCGATACTATTAATTATATGCTTATTAACAAGTATGGTGAGTTTAGTGCTGATTCATTTAGATAGATGCTTAATGAAACAGTTCTTGTAAGTTTGAGTAAGTTTTTAAATCTTCTTGATTCTGTTATAGGAAACGCCGGCTAGGTTAATGTTGATCTTGATACTCTGTATAACAAAGACTCTTTTGTAAACGAGCTTGCTAAGTATTAGTCTATGAATAATAAAGTTAAGAACGAGATGATGAACCTCTTAACAAATAATAATAAGGCATATACACAGGGAGAAAATAACACGGTATCAGATATACTTGCCGATATACAGGATGAAAACCCTAATAATGAAGCTAAGTAGAGAATCTAGAACTTCTGCTACAACAAGCATTCGATCGTTCTTAGAAGAATAGCTCAGAATGATGGTAATAAGATGGCTAAGATTCTTATGAATAATTATGCCGGATTTAAGACTGACCAGAATGATGATTACGGCTCTGATTACAATTAGGTTTCAGAAGTAGAGGACTACATGTCTAAGGTTACAATGCTTATTAGCGGAGGATTGATTTATCCTACAATGTCTGATAAAAAGACATATATGTATTTACAGGCTTCAGATCAAGCTATTAACGGATTCTTGATCCCTGGTATAGATTATAGACTTATAAATAAGCTGATATCTAGTTCAGACAACGAGCAGAAGGCAGCTATTAGAGGTGAGCTTCTTGGCGCACTTCCTAGAATAGTTACAGATACAACCGGTAAGACTATAGTAAGACCATCTGATTAGGTTTTGGATATATTTATAGACTACGCTAAGGATGAAAAGGCAGCTATACTTGAATGTATGCATCAGCTTGGATACTTTGAAGGCGATACAGCTATAGATGATACCGTAAAAATAAAGAACTATCATACGCCTAATAATTATAAAAACAGTAAAGGTGAAACAGTAAGTGTAGAGCCTAATGGTACAAGATTCTCGTCACTCACATCTATACTTGATGATAATGGTAAAAGGATTAAATTTAACGATCCTAAAAAGAGTAGTATAGACTGTTTGAAGTTGGCTGACGAGCAGTTCTTTAATAAGAGTAGGGAACAATAGAGAGATATAATGGCTAGAGTTCTTGATATCTAGTTTAAAGAAGAGCTTAAAAAAGCTATTAAACTTGGACTTGTCAGAGGTGATATAGACAACTATTACTCTTTGCAGAATGTTGGACTGAGCTGGAATGAATTCAATTCAATTAGACAGTCTTTTGCTGGAACAGAAGGTATTACAACCATTGAGCAGATGAACGCTGCAGCAGTTGTAGCTATGATGTCAGATATTTCTACTAGATCTATTATTTCTGTACAGGAGGTAGAGAGATTGTTCGGTGGTCATCCTGCGTTCTACAAATGGAAGTATAGCGAGAATGAGCTCGAAGATAGACAGACTGACCAGTTGAAGCGTCTCGGTGGACTTATTTCTACTGGAGCTAATCCTAGAACAGATTTCCAGGATGATTCTGAATCACAGTATACATGTGCGCAGGTTGATGACTTCATGGTATCTTCTGAAGCTGACAAGATGCACGATGGCAACATTGATGATGCTTACCAGAATAGTGTCGAAAAGATGTTTGTGCAAGCTAATACAAAAGAAGCTGTATACAATAAACTTGTAAGAAGCGGTAAGAGTAAGAAAGAGGCTGCTGAGATAGCATATGCAGAGCATAAAACACAAAAGGATTTCGAAGAGTTTAGAGATAAGTATCTTGATGAAAGCGATAAGGCAAGAGTAACCAAGAAGTATCAAGCAGAGTACAAAGCTTATGCTGGAAAGATATATGATCCTAAAGCTAAAGACCCTATAAATGTAGCAGATGGATCTGCATTCATTACAGATAAGATGTGCGAAAAGCTTTTGAGATCTCTTGGACTATATAAGAATAAAGCTAAATAGCTATTTGATATGCTTAGAGATCCAGATAAGCAGTATACATTCAGATAGAAGGCTGATGCATTTGCCGAACTTTAGGAATTTATTGTTGGTGCTCAGAAGTATAGTGCGTTTGGACACAGAAACGATGATCAGCTTGGAAGTTTGCTTATACCTTACTATAATAAGATGGCATTGTTCCCTATATTCCCGTCTATTGCTATGGGAGATATGGGCAAGGTGTACAATAAGATGATAAATGAAGGCGTAGATATGCTTTTGTTTGATTCTGCTGTAAAGATTGGTAATAAACATAACTCTGAATTCAAATAGGGTAAAGGTATAGAAGAACCATTTGTTACATTTAAGCAGGATCTTAGATACCTTAGAAAACAGCTTAATACTGACCCTAATGGAAAGATTGAGATGAATCTTGGTACACAGACTGCTAAGGTAGCACTTGCTAGTTTGATATTGGATAGAACAAATTATACAGACTCCCTTACAGGAGAGGCTATTTCTGGATCTTATATTCTTGACAATATTATGGGCTCTATAAAAGAGCTTTCTGATATGGGTGTAAAAGAAGTAGATGATTTATTCTTTACTAACGACGAGCTTGATATTCAAAAGTTCGCTAAGTTCTTAAATGATGAGCTTACATCAAGAAACGCTAACAAGAATACAATTGATGCCATTACTATCAAGGTTGATGCAGATGGTAGCAAACACTTAAATATACCGCTTGCTGCTCAGTCTGATCCACACTGGATAGAGAGTATTCTTACATCTGCTCTTAATAAGAGAATTATAGACGTCAAGACTCCAGGAAATGCATTCTATCAGAGATCTGTATTCGCTATGGAGGGTAATGTAATCTCTGATGATGAGTACGACAAATTACCAGCTGCTGCTAAAAAGCTTATTAACTGGCAGACTCTCAATGAGGGTAAATAGTTACAGTTTGTAAACAATGATGGTAGTATGGATGCTGTTATATCTATAGACTATTTTGAGCATATAATACCGGAAGGAATGTCTTTTGATTAGGCTAGAAAGTGGCTGTTTGACAATAAGATCATAGGTAATAGAAGTGATGTAAAAGCCAATACTATCGGTTACCGTATTCCTACACAGGCTCAGTCATCTATACATGCTTTACGATTTGTAGATGTACTTCCTGTTGTAAAGGATACTATCATTCTTCCTAGAGAGTTTACTAAAGTAACCGGTTCAGACTTTGATATCGATAAGTTGTATTTAGCATCTTTAGCATATAATGTAAAAGACAATAAAGCTAGCATATAGTTTGATAAAGATACAAAGCAGTATCATTAGAACAAGCTTCTTGAAAACTATATGACACTTCTCAAGGATAATGAAAACTCTATACAGATAGCTATGAGATCTATTGATAATGATACAGAGCTCGTAGAAAGTATAGCTAATCAATTTGAAAGTGCAGGCTCAACAAAAACATTACCATACAACTTCTATACACTCCATGAATAGACCGATAGGCGTAGAGACTATATTACCGGTAAACTTGGTATTGCACCATTTGCCCTTAATGTAACAAACTAGGCTCTCACAATGGCCTATGGAGTTAAATTAAAAGAGTCAGAATTTACTAAGCAGACTCCATTTAAACGTATAGACTTACGTGATGACAAGAATGGTAATGCTGTTATGTCTTGGCTGTCTGCATTTATTAATGCACACTGTGATATCGTAAAGGATCCATATGTTTCAAAGATAAATGTAAATAGCTTTACTTATAATATGCTTAACTTCCTCGTTAGAACAGGATAGGCAGATAACTCTGTATGGTTTATTACTTAGCCTATTGTAAAAGATATGGCGTTTGCTGCAGAAGCTGCTAGTGGACACTATGGTAGAGATTTAACGAAGAGTAAGTATAGAGCTTAGAAAGACGCTACAGAGAAGGCTTTGAGGCAGTATATAGCAGGTTATTTAGGTATTACTATTAACAAGGATTCCGAACTTTACAACAACTCTGATATACGTAGAGAAATTAACTATATAAACTCTGATATCAATTCAGCTAATACTGACACAGTTGATCATGACTAGAGAAGAATTGACATAATCAATAGTATGTTTAAGGGTGATAAGTATTTAAAGAGTTATGCTCTTAAGTATACAAGCAAGGAAGACATGTTAAAGGATCCAGACTTCTGTAAAGCTCAGATACAGGTATATAAAGCATGGAATATATTACAGCCATTTGTGAATGATATTTCAAAACTTGTATAGCTTACTAAGATCGATACAAAGAAACAGGGTAACACGCTTGCTAAATAGCTGTTATATAAAGAGAAATACGACTAGTTCTTAAAGGATATTCAGCAAGGTAATACGTCTTTTGAGCCAGAAGGCGTAATGAAAATGATGACGCATTCTTGGATTGATAAGAAGACCAATTCATTTATGAAGGCGATGAAGAGTATTCTTGCAGGACAGGTATTTGAGGCTACTACATCTTATACTTCATTAGTTGGTTAGCTTGGTCAGTTTATGAACAATTATTCATAGACAGAAGACATAGCAAATAAACTTGATAGGAATATTTCTTAGTGTATTAAATCACTCTTTATTAGAGCTTATGCGCAAACCAATAATATAGATGTTAACAGATTGTTCTTTGGTAACAACACCATAGCTGATAGACTTGCTAATATAAAGCGTAGGATTAATAATCCTGATGATAAGCTATTCTACTTAAGAAACAATAAACTGCTTACATCTTTAGTTGAATCTGATCAAGTAAAAGATGAAACTACTATTGGTAATAATGGATAGATTTATCCTGCACCTAAGTTTGTTAGTACATTCCACAGTATATCAGAATCATCATTTAACCAAGATGATTTAACTGATGCATGGGACGAACTGCTTGATTATCCAGATGATTAGGAGTTAAAGGATTTTGCTAGAGACCTTGTAGTTTATGCATGGTTAACATCTGGCGAGAAATCTGGTTTTAATAGATTCTTTAAATATGTTCCTAACTCATGGAAGATTAATAGTGGGTTTGTTGGTCATGTAGAGTTCTGGTTAAATAAGTTTAACACAAATCTCGAAAGCGATGTTAGAAACGCTATTATAGACGATATACTTAGAAACAACTGGAATGACACCGACTTTGTTCCACAGTATGATTATATACGTAAAAACCAGAAGAATTTTACAGACTCCGGAATATATGATCCATAGTTAATGAAACCTCTTGCTTTGTGTGGATACACCCAGAACGGAAAAGGTGAATGGGTTACAACTATAAATAGACTTGACAATGGTTAGTATCCTAGATATATTACTGTAAAAGACGAGCTTTCAACAAAAGATAACAATAACTCTAACAGATCACTTTATAGATTGGTTGGTGTAAGCAAATTTGATGGAATAAAAGATAAGGATACTGGTAATACAAGTCTAACCGAAGTGCCTATTTATGCGTTATGTAAGAAGAGAGGATTACATTTTAAAGGAAATGATATATTCGAATTCGGTAATAGCGACTTTGGATTTGGTATGAATTATATTGGTTATCAAGAGAATGATGCTCAATATGCAAAACTTGTAGAAGAAGTTAAATAGAAGTTCTATATTAACGCAAAGAAACTAGAACCGAAAGAAACCAAAACAGAATCTCCTGTAAGGAATACTGATGTCACCACTGTTAGATCAACCGGTAAGTCTGGAGGAATTACTTACAACAAAGAATAGCAAAGTGCTATAGTGAACGCAGTATCGTTCTTAAAGACTAACACAGACCCTACATAGTATTATGTTATCGAAGGTAAAGCTGGTACAGGTAAGACTACTATAGCTAAAGAAATTCTTAAAGAATTCGAAGATGAGCAGATATATGTTGCAGCGGTATCTCATAAAGCTAAGGGTGTAATAAAGAGTAGTTTTGGAGACGATACAAGAGGAAAGAAATTCTTTAGTATAGCAGGTTTGCTCGGAATGAAGGGTATTAATGATAATGATACATAGACAACTAAATTCCAGGTAGGTCTAAAAGTTCCATTATTAGACAATCCTCCAGCATTGCTTGTTATAGATGAGGCATCAATGATAACAGAAGATGTTCTCAAAAAGATCATTGATATAAACTCTAGTCTTTCTAGACCATTCTAGATGTTATTCTTGGGAGATATAGGTCAGATATAGCCAATCAGAGACGAACAAAGTGAATTCTATAGAACTCATAAGGATCTTTTAAATAAAAAGTCTGACATATTTAATAGTAAACATAAGTCTAAGCTTATTACTAGAGTTAGATAGGGTGAAGCTAATCCAATATTACCATATGCTGATTATTTCTGGGAGAACTCTTAGAAAGAAAATCCAGAACTTAATCCTACACAACATATTGTTAGAAATAACCAGATTACAGATAAGGGATCTTTGTTGTTCTCTAATAGTGAATCAGAAGTTTTAAACTCTGTAATCAAGGCTGTAAAGAATGCTGTTGAAAAAGGTCTTACTAATCATGTAAAGATTGTAACATATCACGTAAACGAGAAGACTGAATTAAATTAGAAGATTCATGAAGCTTTATTTGGTAAGGATTCTGATTACTCAAATGGAGATATGCTTATATTAAATTCTCCATATGATCTACCAGATGTTAATGCCACAATGGAAAACTCTTCAGAAATACAGATAAAGAGTATTTAGGATACTGATGTTGATGAATTTGGGGTTCACACATTATATCTTGAGACAAATGGTACAGCATATACGAGAACTGGTAACGAACAAAAAGATTGTGTTATATAGATTGTATCTAGAAATGATATTGGGTTATATAATCAGAAATTATAGGAATTAGCTTCTTATGCTAAGAGATAGACCAATAGAGCATTAAAGAAATAGGCTTGGAGTGATTTCTGGGAATACAAAGGACGATATGCTGATGTTGATTTTGGTTATGCTATTACTGCTCATAAATCTTAGGGCTCTACATACGATATTGTTGTTGTAGATGAAAAGGATATAATGGGCACAACAGCTACTTCTAACCAAGAGAAATCAGAGCTTATTTATACTGCTTTAACAAGACCTAGAAAGACCGCTATTGTTATATCTAGTGTACCTGTATCTAATCCTTATACTGGAGATATAGAGAACCCTTATTTGCCTAAACAGCAGAATGAAAGAAAGATTGATTATCATCCAGGAAACTGGACCAGATAGGAAGTTAACGATAACCCTGATGTGTTATATGTATTCGGAGACAATACAAATAGAACTTCTGGTAGTAATCCTATAAGCAACGATAGTAAGTACGCTAGAACCTATGGATTAGGTAAGATGTTCCCTAATACAACAGCGGCTATAATTAGAGGTATGGATAACGCTATGCCTGTATCTACTCAGCATTGGTATGATCCTACAACTGGTAGAACAAGAGATGCTGGTAGATGGAATGATTCTGATATAGATGATTTCAAGAAGATTATAGACGCAGAGTTTTAGGCTATTAAGGATGAGTGGGATACAGGTAAATATAGAAAAATCTATCTCCCGTCTACAGGTTTGTCTAATGGTAAAATCTCATAGATTACAGAAGCACGTACTCCTGTGTTGTTTAAATATTTGTATGATAAAACTGCAGATTTAGCAAAATATGTTAGCACAGAACACAAGAATACTCATAATGTTTCTTATGAATAGGCTTAGAAGATAATTAGCTTTTCTAATACTATGTAGCAAAAGCAATAGAACAATCCACAAGATTATACAATGAATTCCGGTGGAGCTTATGGTGGTGATACGTATTGGGATGTTATAGGTAGATAGTTTGGTTTGACAAATATAAATCATTTTAGACCTGCAGACAATTAGAGGTTGTCTAAAACTCTTAGAGACAGAAATGTTAAACCATTCTCAATCACTCATGAACAATCTAACTATGCAAGAGAATAGATAAAACAGCTAACTGGAATGGAGCTTCCTTATGATGTTGGCGGAGAATTACTTGCAAGAAACTTTTATCAGGTAGATAAGTCTGACGGCGTATTTGCTATAGCTAATATAACTAGCTCGCAGAAAGCTGTATAGGGTGGTACAAATATGGCTGTACAAGTTGGTATTAAATAGGGCAAACCTGTACATGTATATGACTTGAACACAGAAAGCTGGTATTAGTATAATCAATCTACAGGTAGATTTGAAGTAGAAGACACGCCTGTATTAACAAAGTCTTTTGCTGGAGTTGGTACCAGAAATATATAGAACTATAAAGTTAATAAAAACGGATAGTGGGTTGATAGAGAAGGTTATGTAGGATACGATAAAGCTTTGAAGGCTGCTAATGCTATAAAGGCTGTATACTAGAAGACATTCTCTAAAAACGACTATAAGGTAAAGAATGAGCAAGAAATAAAAGACGATCTTAAAGAACTCGGAAAGAGAAGATAGGACGACTGTAATAAATAATTATTATGACGTGTTTGTTAAGAAATAAAGAAAACGAAGCGTTGTTAAATGAATATGAGGGTATTTTAGGTAGCCGAGAGGCTGCCTATTATGCCTTATCATAGAACAACGGATATCCTTTAGATAAGGATTTAAATGGTAAAGACTCCGCACTGTATAAGGATTTATTACAGCGTAATGGAGGTAGTAGAGAAAAGGCCATATTGGAGAAGGCTACTATATTTACGTCAAAGTTCATAGAAGATCATTATGACTGGACGCAGGATAGAGTAGAGCCTACAATAGATGACTTAGATAACTATAATGGAGTATTGTAGTTTGACGCTAAATCATTTAGCTCTATGGCTCAAAATTATGGCTCTAGAAAGGATAATTTTATCCTTGCTTAGTAGTAGGAAGGCAAGACTCTTAGAGAGGCTACAGAGGCCTGGAATTAGGCAGAATACGAACGTTTGCACACTACTTTGGCAGATAGATTGGAGAAATCGTTTGGTCTTATAAAATCAGTAGATAAGGAAGGCAATATACTTTTATCTTCTAAAGATTTGTAGATATAGTTTGTAGACTACATACGTAGCACATCGTTAAAAGATGTTGCAAAAGCTTCTGGTTAGTACATATCTAATAAGCTTAGTGCTATAGGCAACGTGATTAAAGTAGCATTCGGAAGAAGTTCTGCAAAGCTTAACACTGAATCTCATGAGATATGTCATCATTATCTTAATATGTTTCAGAATTCGCAGATGGTGCAAAAGGCTCTATCTGATATTATGAGTCAGTATAAGATAAAAAATATAACAGAAGCAGAGGAAAAGCTTGTAGATATACTTGTTGGCAAAGCTAATGATATTGCCGAGCGTACAAAGGCCGCTGACGTGTGGGAGTAGTTTAATACGTAGGTTAGAGATGCATTTAAAGACCTAGTTATAGACGACTCCAACAAAGAGATGCTACACGAGTATCTGGCATAGTCGTTCTTACTTAATATAGACATTAATTAGGTTAAGGTATCAGCAGAGTTTAACAAAGTAAAACTTGAGAACAAAGCTAAGTTCTAGCTTATGGCTGACAATACACTTAGCAAAGATGAGGCTATACAAAGACTGTAGGACCTATTTGATACATATGACCATATTGTTTCAAAAACGCCATCGTAGATAAAGATATAGGACAAGCTATTCTAGACTATGCAGAAAATGTAGAGACAGTCTGATGATGACGCTATCTGTACATTTGTAAACTATGTTGTAGATAGAATTGGTTATATGGACCAAAATGGAAATATAACAGATGGTTCTATATACAAGTTCTTGGAGAATGCAAGAAAGAATAACTTTAAAGGTATTACAGCCCAATAGCTCATAGATATAGATAAGAACTCTATAGGCTTCTTTAAAGAGGTGTTAAATCAAATAAATTCAGCTAAGGTGTTTGGTAACTTCCCTGCTATATTAAAGACTCATATAGATCAAATAAATGCATCTATGCAGGATATTTCTGTATTATATAGAAATGCACTACATGCGCTTACAACCGGTATTGTAGATCAATACATAGATGATAACATGGGTCTTGGTAATATAGAGAATGCTAAGATTGTTGCTGAGGACTGGCTTCTCAGACAAGCTATGTATGGAGATATCAACTGGCTTGAGATGTGGGCAGGAATGTATGGAAGATCTAGTTCTCCTATACTTAGAATATTGTACAATAAGGTTAACGATATCGATTATGATAGATAGGTATTCGTAAACAATATTGGTCACCAAATAGATGCGCTCAGACGTAATGCTTGGAAAGCTATGAGTAAGCTTGTTCCAGGAAATCCAGAGATGGTTTTGATGGAATTTAATAAAGATGGTAAGGCTACAGGTAATTTTAGAACCGAGTACAATCAAGGACAGTACGAACAGGACCGTCGTGAAGAACAATAGCGCTTGATGGAAAAGTATGGCTATGAGCAGGACGAAGACACTGGAGAGCTTATCGATAAATAGACAGGTTGTAGTGTATACCAGGAAAAATGGAAGTATACTCCAGCTGGATGGCAGAAGCCAAAATATTATAAATACCTTGATGAGATGGACGCATTTGATGATGGTAGAAGAATAAAGTAGTACACTAGAAAATACTACCAAGAGATGCGTTCTGCTCCTATATATTATCCTAAAACTAAGAATGACCCTATACCTGCTAATCCTCATGGTCATGGTTTATCGCCAGATACTATAAGAGAAAAGCAAAGAATAGACGAAGATCTTAGATATTATGCAAAACAGGCTACAAGAAAAGACGGAACAGTACATTACGAAGATCTGTCTCCAGAGTAGCAGAAAGCCTATTTGCTGGCAAAAGAAGAGGCTGAGTAGTTATCTAATCCATTCTATCCTAATGGAGAAAAGAAGGAGGATGACAAGTACAGGATGGCTATAGAGTTAAGATCATTCAATCAATGGGTATCTGATTAGACTGATTACGATTAGGATAATGCTGCTTTTATACAAGAGCTTAACGCAATTACGGATCCTGTAAAGAGAGATTAGTTTATAAGGCTTAATTCTACAGTAGCTATAAATCCTTTGCTGTACAAGCTTGCAAATGTTGGGCAGTCTTAGTATAATGATCCTGTATTAAAGTACCTATAGAGTGGGCTTCTTACTTTGACAAAAGACAACAGAAGTATATCTAAAGATTTCTCTAGATTACCACACGACTCAGAAGCGTTCTTTGCTAATGCATAGTAGATTGAGCAAGATATAGAGGATTCTGGTAAAAATGGAACGAAGTCTGATTTTAGAAAGTACTTTACTTATAGACTTGCTATGCAGCCTGGTTTAAATAAAAGCAAACTAGACTTCTTTAGAGACAAGTATCTTGATAGAGCGAAGAATGGAGAGCTTAATCAGTTCTTTGGTCAAGATATAACAACGTTTTCTGATTCGGATTTAAGATACCTTATCGACCATAGATTCTTCTTTAAGAATACAAAGAAAGGTCCGTAGCCTCTTGATTGCTTCTATGAGATAACACCAAAGAGCAGTACGTTTGTATACAATGGGTATACGTATAATTCTATTATACTAAAACCTACAGGAAGATTTTCTAAAAGAAGTAATGCTACTCCAAGTAAAATCTATGACGATAGGTATGATTTTTAGAGAAAAGAACCAGGATATTAGCTTACAGATAAATATAAGGACAAATACTTTGACTAGGAGATAAATTAGAACTCAGATATCAGAGCACTTTATGACATGCTTACTAGTACAATGAAGCAAATGTATGAGAAAATACCAGCCATTAAATCTGGCTATAATAATGCGCTTCCTTAGATAGAAGGCACTACGGCTATGCTATTATCAAGAGTAGTTAAAGGACCTAATTCAGCTAAAGATACGTTTGGATATATCTGTAAATCTATGGTAAGCATAATGCCTAGTGATACAGATGTCGAAGTAAAGGGTGCAAAACAAAGAGTTACCCCTAGCGGAGAAGATGAAAGTACTGTTCCTATTAGATTTGTCAAGCGATTAGATAATCCAGAATACATAAGTTCGTCTATCTGTAGCAATGTTATACAGTTTGTAGATATGGCTAAGAATTATGAAGGTAAAATGGAATTGTTGCCGGAAATTCTTGCTATATAGAAACAGCTTAATCCAGAATATAGAGAAGATAAATACAAAAGCTCTAGATCAGGAAATGTTTACAAGCATTTCAGGAAGATGGATAAGTATAGTAGTCAGAGAAGCGAGGAAGCTATAAACACACTTCTTGAAACATAGTTCTATGGTAAGAATGTAGTATCAGGTCTTACTAAAAATAACGAGAAGAGCGATACCGCAAGAGCTTTGATATCTAGGGCAAAAAGATACGGCTCTATCCATATGCTTGGTCTTAACACGGCTTCTATGACTGTTGGTGCATTAGATGCAAACTTACAGATATTTAAGGATTCTCTCGTAGGTAAATATCTTACTATGAAAGACTTCGGCTGGGCTATAATTAAATTGCTGAGTCCTAAAACTATTATGAATAATTTTAGGGGATTAGGAAAATCCTAGCCAACAACTAAAGAAGGAGCCTTAATGCAGATGAATCAAATAAGTAAGAATAACTCTGAAATATTTGAAGGTTTACATAAAGGTTGGTTCAGAAGATTTTGTCTTAAATACCTTATGATGGGAGGTTATACTCTTGGTGATTATATGAATAACTCTATAGTAATGATGTCATTTTATCATCACACTAGACTTTTTGAAGATACATCATATGCTGGAGTTAAGCCTGGATTCTATACTCGTAATCAACTTATAAAAGCATTTACTGACGCTGGATATACAAAAAAGTAGGCTAAGGCTGTATATTCTGACTTACATACAACACTATACGACGCATATGATTGGGAGCCTGGTGATTATTTACCAACCGTAAATAAGGCGTTTGCAAAATATTTGAATAACAAGATAGCCAAGAATGTAAAGAACAAAATTGCTCAAAGAACTGCTTTTTATAATGGTGTCATGCCTGCAACAGAAGTGTCCAAGGCTAGGTAGAATTTGTATACTGCTATGATGTTTATGATGCGTAACTTTATCGTAGGTAATATCTACGAAAGAATGCAGAATGCAAACGATTATATCGTAAAGGAATTGGATGAAAACGGAATTCCTGTAAAGAATCCTAAGACAGCTGAAGAGGCTTAGAGCTACGGATATTATAACTATGAAACCGGAGAAATAGAAAGAGGGCATTATACATCTATAGCTAACTTGGTTAGGAGATATGTAACCAATTGGGTTTACGGATTACGTTCGTTACTGTCTAACGACTAGGCAAAGAAATAGGAATACGAAGAAAAGAGAGAAAAGCTAAAAGGTATAACATAGCTTGAAATCGAAGGTGTTAAAGCAGTGTCTGCCGATATTGCTATCTGCGCAGCTGCTACGTTAGGTTCTATATTCTTAAAGATGAAAGCTGATGAGGATAAGTCGTGGTGGATACAGTATCTATACTTGGTATCACTTCGTCTTGCAGAGGCTAGAGGTACAAACCTTGACCCAACAACTGTTGCTGACTTTGTGGGATCTATTACAACATTGTAGTCTGTATGGAATGACTTTGGAACAGGATTCACTTACATGCTTGACGCAATGGGTCTTACTGGTCATAATCCTACTGACACAGTAAAGTCTGGCGCATATAAAGGGTCTAGCAGATGGTTTAGAGACATGATGAAGATGATTCCATTTAGTAATTTGTACGAAGATGCCAACTATAATACATTGAGAGCTAAATAGAATTACTACAGAAATAAATACTGGTATTTACATTTGTTTGGAAACGATTCTACAGGAAGTTCTTCTGGCGAACCTGTAATGCCTGACGACTACAACAACGACAACGATTCTTTTGGGGAAGAATCGTTTGACGCCGGATAGGATTTTGGAGGCGGATCATTTGATGCTGGTGGAAGTTTTCAGCCATAATGACTCTATCTGAAATTCACTGAATTATCGACGACTCTTTTGAAAAAAAAATAAGGGGAGGGATTGCTCAATTGCAATCCTTCCCCTTTTGTTTTGCCTGTAAATATGTCATCAATTGTATATTGGAAATCTTCCAACGGCATTTCTTTATTCACCATTAATACGCAGGGCATATGATTAATAACGTTTATGATATTATCATTATAGCCCCAAAAAGATGCTATTTTCAAGCAATCTTTTAAGTCTAAATAACAGTTACCCGTAATAAGACTTTTCCGTTTTCCCGTTAGAATAAATCCATAAGCTACGCAATTTGTACTATCAATCACCTTGTATCTAGTCGTATGCAAGTTTTTACACTTCTCAATACGATTGATACGGTTAATAGAATTTTGTGTAACTTTATCACACTTGAACAACATGTAAATTATAGGCATATCTGTTGGATGATCCAGATCTTCTGTAAAACATCCAACAAACTGCTCATCAATGTCTGATGGCAGTATATCTTCATTAAGTAGTGGAATTACTACTTTATCGAAATCTGTCATAGGTTTAAAGTTTCACTACCGTCTCCAGCATAATACTCATAACCATGTTCCCATAGATTTTTATCCATGTGCCATGCTATTTCTGTCATTGTATCATTTATTACATCGTTTCTAGAACAAACCTGAGATGAATCCAATCTAAAAACTCTTATTTCGTTACTGCCTGTTGTATCAATAGCAATAATATAAAACTCGAATCTCCATTTATCAAATTCATTAGTTATTCCTAGCACATTTGCAAGATACCAATATACAGCATCCTTATAAAAACACAATTGTCTACAGTAATCAAATTCTTTCATACTGTCCTCAAAGTGCCACAGTTTGGCCGTAGTCTTGATATCCATAATTGTACATACTTTGTTTTGAAAGTCGAATGTACAACTATCTAATAAAGATTTGCATTTAATGCACTTAAACGGTAAATGAAAATCCCAATTTATTTGGAATTCATGATATATATGAGTAAAGCCGTACTCTCCAGATTTTCGCAACAGTATGCATGCTAATTTGTGAGCTTGCACATTATTCTTAATAGTATCAAGTTGTTTTAAATCGTATTCAGATATAAGTATCTTGTTCGTTTTTAAGGCTTCGATATAATCCTTATACTCTACGCTTATTTTAAGCGCTTCTGAGAGGATTTTATCTTCACTCTTGCCAACTATACTATAAGACTTGCGATAGGCTTCTGAGAGCTGTTTATTTAGCTCTATTTCAACGGTATTTATTAAGTTTTCACAGAACTTTTGTGCTTGCGCACTTTTAGGCTTTTCGCCATCGAACAGAACGTAATCATTCCAGAATTGATCTGGTTGAAGAAGGAACTCATGTATCATGGTTCCTTTACGTAACTGTGGCAAATCTAAGCCTTTCTCTTTACCATCCAGCATATTACGAAAATAGGCCGGCCCTTTATTCAAGAACCAGCCTATCGCACTATTGCTAATGCGTGTATTATCTTCGTAGTATGGAATATCGTATTCCGGTATTTTGTACTTTGGTGTAATCATTAGCATCCTGCACAACAATAATCACAACAGCAATCATCTGAAGCTAATTTGTTCTTAACGTTCTTATGATTGTTTTCTTTACAAGAACGAGCGTGAGGCTTTATAGTACCTTTTGAAGAAAGGTTCATATCCTCAAACAACTCTTCGAATGTAGTAGTAGGATAATTGTTAGCTTCTTTTACGAAAGAAACAATGTTATCAAAACTACATACCTCGAAGTTATCCTTAATAAAGTCTGTTAAAGATTTAACTTCCTTCTTATCATTAAGCTTATCATTTAATACCTCCATTATAAGAGATGGAGACATTTCTTCAAACTCACGCCAATAGCGAATACGAGAACAACGGTCTATCAGATACTCTGATATCTCACTGTCATCATTACATGTAAACAAAATCATATGCTTACCCTTAGTATCAGAACCATCCAATATCTGTAATAAGAAAGAATCATCGTAATCTGCAAGAACTTTGTCAAGCTCATCAAACAAGAAGCAAACACTTGTGTCACCGAGCATCTCTACAATATTTCGAAGGATATGTGGATGTATGTTTTTGTCTATGTTCACAATTGGAAGACCGCTCTTATTGGCAATCATCTTAGCCATTACGGTCTTTCCTGATCCCTTTAATCCTGCAAGCATTACACCAGTAAATCCGCTCTCAGACAGGTTATAACTATTAACAACCTTGTCTATGAAACGTTCATCACGCGATGTACAATATACCTTAGAAGGCAAAGGTAACTTACCAGACTCTTGTAGTGATATGGTGTTAGTATAACGGTCTACAATAATATTGTAAACTGTTCCTGGAATCAAATCATACTCAAGACCATCTGTGTTAAACTTAAAGTTTATATTATTACCTACTTTCAAAAATTTCTTTTCCATATTTACTGATATTATAATACTCAAATATTGGTTTTTATCTCTTCTATCATCTCGTCTACCTGTTCATGGTTACGTACGAGATAACATTTCATTTTACTTCGATGTCGCTTAAGATAATGCTTAAACAGTTTCCATCTAAGAGGGAATGAATCTCCCATAAGACCTTTGCATTCTACTACAAACCCATTTCCAATGAAGTCAGGTAGGTATGTTAGAGGTCTTATTTTTTCACCTAAATACTCGAATTTATCCAGTAATACGAAATGCTTTGGCTCATATTTAACTGGTATTCCAGCTTTCATAAAAGCTTCATAAGTATAGCATTCGAGTTTACTCCTAAAATGGAGACCATACTTATCGACTTTTGTCGCATTCCGTACTCTGCCTTTGGATTTCTTTTTAGATTTCTTGCCTATCATAATAAAAATTCTTTCCCATTATTTTGGATACAGAAGTTCTATTAAAATAGACAATTTCGCCATCAGTTTCTTTTTGTTCACCTCCACGATGAACACATACGCATATACATCCATCATCACTATAACTATCCCAGATAGTCATCTGCAATTTATTTGGAAGATAAATACGCATAAATCCACCTTTGTCGAGACTAATTTTCTTAGTTAGCTTTTTTGTAAGCCATTTATGCAATAGAGGAGACATTACTGCACCTCCCAGCACACCTAATAGGCATCCTATTACTACATCAATCATATTTCTGTAACGTTTTTGTTAACCAGTCTTTCATGGTGCTAAATCCGTTGTCACGAACAGCATCTGATAGATCTTTGGCTTTAAATTTTTTATTAATGAAAAAAGCATCTATTTTGTATTGCTTACTATATTGTCTAGCCTTAAGCATACCGGTTTTATCTCTATCATACAGTATAACTATATGTTTCCATTTGGAACGTAGAGATCTGAGTATATCTTCAGGTATAAACACAGTTTCACTAGCAGCAGCTATTGCATTAAAACCCATCTCGTAGCAACACATCACATCTTTCAGTGATTTTGTTATTATGAGTAGGTCGCCTCCTTCCTTAGGCAATTCGGATAATCCCTGTACGTGCCGATTCGTCAGATTGGTACGCCATTTAGTAAACTTGGAAGCAAGTGGACGATAAATCTTAAACTTATCATACACTTTATATGCATACATAGGACTATTCTCTTTGTAGATACTTCGGACGATACTATTACAAAGAAAGTATTTAATGCTAAACACATTGAACTTTTTTAGGGTATCAATATGTATTCCGAACTGTTTCCAGTACTGTTTGTCTACATTGGTAAACGGCTGTCGAACTATTCCGATATCGGTATCTCCTTTCGGTTTATCGTACGTATTTGTCCTTACGATTGTATTAGGATTTATTCTGCGTACGATTCTCAATAATTCTCGTTCAAGCTCTTCTCTAGTCGTTATACCTTTGTATTCTTTTAGGAACTTCAGAGAGTTTCCGCATTCTCCAGTTCCAAGATCTTTCCATAACAACCCTCCTGTTTTAGAATGAAATATTCCAAATGAAGGGTTTTTATCTCCAGACCTTAAAGGACTATTCATTAGTTTTCCAACTTTGAACTGTCCTAGGCAATACGTATAGATGTCTAAATCATTTACTTTGTCCAAGATATCTTTCAAGGACATAGTAATCGCTGTTCTAGTACTATACATAACTTATAAGTTGGTACGGCATGTTAGAGTTGCACTAACGACCTCTCGCGGTTTCCGACGTGTCCAACCGAGTGCTCTAACTACCTGAGCTAATGCCGCATATAAATTAGTGGATTGTAGCGGAATCGAACCGCTGTTATAAGGCGCCTTGTTTTATGAATATTCCCTTATTTATTCTACCATTGAATTAACAACCCTAAAAATGAGCAGTTTAATGACATGCTCAGGTCTACGTTGACGGACGTATAGCAGTTTACGGAGATGCTAAGCTCGGACTTTAGGTTATTCAAACCCGCACTTACGTAGCGTACACGCGTATGAAATCTGATGCCAGGTAAACTGTGCATCATAGATAATATCGGCCTTCACAGGCGGACAGAGCTATTACTTTCACAAGCTGTAGCTCTTCTTATCATCAGAAATGTTGTGGCTCTGTAGGGATTCGAACCCTACTGGACTTTTGTCTATATAACAAAACATGATTAAAACGTCGATTTGGATAGTTTTCGCATTCGTCCATGCTTGTGTCTCACGACACCCTGCGAGCCTTATTGGAGGCATTTCACCTCCAAAGGGTAACTGAATTACCTAGCTCCACCAACACCCTTTCATGGCAGTATTACCTCCCTGGGGTGTATCCACTTGTCGTATAGTTTGGCACTCCTGCTATGTAAACAGTATAAGAACCATTTACCGGATTTCATACAATCAAGTAGTATTTCTATTTCTTCAGGCGTAAACCCCTTAAAAGGGAAGATCTGATGCGCCTGCTGCATCCGCAGTTTCCGGAGTAACGGTTGGTGGCACGTTAAGCGGATCGTTGTTCTCCTTATCGGCAACAACTGGACGCTCCATAAGATCGTTCTTAAAGAGCTTAATCTGCGAATCTGTATTAGACATGTCTTCAACGAAGATTCCGAGCTTACTTACTTGAGTATAGCCCTTCTTGTCATAGATAACCTTCAAACGGAGCTTTTTCTTGGTAGCAACCATAGGGTCAAGCATCTTCTTTGTCCAGTCAATCATCTCCTTGAATGTAGAAAGCTCTGCATCTGGTCTCTGTGGGTAGAAGCAATCAAGAATCTGACAAACTCGTCCAAACTGAGCGTTATCACGTTTCTGCAAGTCTTCGTCTGTCTTAATATACATTCCCTTTGTATTCTTCCACTCTGTCAGAGTAGCTGTTTGACCATCCTCGTTTTCAAATACGATCTCGAGGAAATCGAGACCCTGAGGAGACTTGTTACAGTTTACCTCTTTAAGAGTGACATCCTGGTTGATGCCTACTGGCATATAACTACTATTACTAAATTCTTCGTTGCTAATTGCGGCTGTCTTTGTACTAAACATAATCTCTATTATTTTAATATACGTAATGCTAACATATCAAGTTTATTCTCAGCATAGTATGCTGCTGATCGAATAGATCGATATATCAATTTACTTAAATATTCTATCCCAATGTGTTGTAAGTGTCCCATCTTCATTACCTTCTGCAATAACGATATCCTTTCCGGCTATGTGTCTTGCACGAGCCTCCATGATGGTATCAGATGTACCACCTTTAAAGGATATATGCGTTTCATTTCCTTTGCGATATACATAACCAACCGCATCGGCTAATCCACACACGATTTTACTCAGCTTACCAACTAAGTCGAGCTCTTTTGCAGAAACTTCAACACCATCCTTTTCAGTTACGGTGTCTTTAACGTGACCTACAAGAATAAATTCGTCACACAAATCTCGGAACATATCAACTACCTTCTTTACTGCGTCTCTAAGATACTTATATCCAGCACCGTTAGGCAAGGTGGTTACGTCTGTGCCGTCCCACTTCTTACCCATTGGAGTTTGGCGATAGAGTGTACAAGCATAGCTCATACAAATATCCTCAAGTCGTGTAGCATTATCGATAGTGATATGCTTATAGAAATTATGACCTACTTCTTTATTCTTGGCACGAATGGCACTTGCTGCTTCTCCTAAATCATTGATCGTACGACACTGGATGGCCATCGCATCAACGAAGACAGAGCCTCCCTCAAGGTCTATGATAAGGTTATTATCCAGCTGTGCAAGACAAGATGTCTTACCAGCCTTTGGAAGACCATAGAGTATAAGATATCTAGGATTTTCAGAAACTGCAGGAATTTTACTAGTAGGTAATGTTAAACTCATGATACAATGATACTAAAAGTTTTAATTAAAGCTTAATGTTAATATTAATGATTGTCTTCTTAATCTCTGGACTAAGTGAAGAGATGAAGTTGTAATCACTAAAATCAGAGTAACTATAAATGTCGGTACCAATCTGAATCTCATCATTGTAGAAAATGACAGGGAGACCATTCTCAAGACGGTAAATCTTACCGAGCTTAATACCCTTCATAATACTCTTCTTCTTGCCATAGTTAGCAAGAATATCACAAGCCTTTGCGAACAAAGTGTCGCCCTTCAGAGGCTTGTAGATATAAGTATGATCCAACTCGTCGAACATGGCATCAATCAGATCGTCATCCTCCTTCTTTGTGTTAAACAAATAAGAGTTGTTCTTCTTTACAGTAGAAAGAATAATATCATCGAGAATCTGAGAATAAATGTTACCATTGTTAGTGTTCTTAATGTTGTTGTCAGTAAACTTAATATCGTATGTTGTCATAATTCAGCCTAAATTTTAATTGCTTAACTTTCTATCAAGTTGTTATACGCTAAGTCATTCTGGAATTCAAGTATGCAGGGCTTTCCTGCGTCTCGATTCTTCAAGATGTGTAGATACACCTTGTTCTGAGTAGGTAAATGGCTCGGGCCGTATTCTTGTATTCCAAGAATTTCAGGCCTATGAATGACTATAACATAATCGCTAGCTTGAAATAAAGCGTCAGCAGATGAAATGTCGCTTCTCATAGGATAATGCGACAAATAATTGTTTATTCTTTCTGGTGATTCAATATTTCTATTCATCTGTGCTAGTTGTAACACTGATGTCATAGGATACTTTTTAGCACTTATGAAAACTCTTTCGAGTTCTTGCATGGTTTCTATAACGCTGCCTATCGGCTTCGTCAATAGAGCATGGTCGTACATTATCACAAAATGTTTATCGGTACCCTTTATGTATGTATTATAGAAATACTTAATAATATCTTCTGCTTCCTTGGGAGTTGTAGGGTTATCTACAAACCATATAGGATACTCCTTTAGTTGATTAGATACTGAGATGACTTTTCTGAAGGTATCGTCATCTAGGTCCGTTTCCGAACTATACAAAGTCGAAGTCGTTTTCCTAAGCTTACTAGAAAGCGTTCTTCCAACTTGCCTAAATCCAACCATCTCTAACGAGAAAATCAGAATTACTATTTCTTCACCAGGATTCAAATCAACAATATCAGTTGAGATCTCATTTGCGAATGAGCTCTTACCACTTCCTGAAATACCAGCTATGGTGTAAACGGTATTAGGTTCAATACCTCCCATACACTGCTTATTAAACTTAGCCCATCTAGTCTTTAGAGATGTTATAGAGTGATCTCTACGACCAGATATGTAGTTTATCGCCTCTTGGGCTACAACTGACATTGGTCTTATAAGATTAGATAAGTTCTGTTCCATAAGTCGATTCCTCAATTTTAGAGTTATCTTGCATTTCTTCCTCAGATTCTTCCCATTGATGGTCTACGAGCCATCTCCACATCGTCTTCATATAACTTAGTTTACCCTCGTTAGTCTTTTTCTTCATTTCGAAGTCGAGACACTGAATAAGATGTTGAGCCATAGCTTCGCTTTGACCTACATAAACATTAAATAAATGTCTACACTTGTTAACGTTGGCTCTCAGATAGTTTTTGGTGCCATCTGGTCGTAGAACGTATATTGGGTACATTTCATAAAACAGATCGAAATAGTCCTGTTTAGGTCGAACTATATCCTTAAGCGTATCTGTTGCATGATATGTAATTGACTTACCTCTCTCGATCGAGGTAATAAGTCCCTGAGAAATTAAGTTTGATATTTCTTCGTCGCTAACTAGGCTGACAATTTTGCGGACGTCTTGATTATAAGTTTTTTGATTCTTATCCAATACCAAACTTAGGAATATTAATTGATTTGAATTTAGTCCTGGAATGTCCAGGAGTTTTGTGTTTAGTTCAATAATCATCTTATATACGTTGATAAACGATTAATCATCGAATATTGTCAACTGGCGATTAACAAACTCACTAGCTATTTTTTTTGCTTTGCTAATGTAGTATTGGTAATCCAGATGACGTTTCTCTATTGGTGTGGCATCTATCTTGTTAAGAATTCGTACTCCATATTCTGTTATTTTTGTTTCAGAACGATTTTCGTACATTTTGTCCTTAATTCTCATAAGATAATAGCCACTGCTTGACGCGTAATATCTATTAATACGTTGAATCTGTTTTCCTCCATATTCAACTTTTGATTCCTTGTTTACGCTTTGTGACATCAAGAAATCACGGATATCTCTATCCTTCTTAATAAACTTGTCTATCGGTTCATTGTTCAAAAAATAGTTTATCACAGCTTTGGAGATAACAACTGGTGTCATGCTGTTGTTAATACCAATTTCTGTGATAAACCTGCCTTTCTTTTCTATCAGTCTTGGATCTCCAGATTGGGAGTATCCTTTGCGAACACCAAAGTAATTGTTCACGTCGTACTGATAAAACGACTCGTAATCATCGGATTCGAATGTTAACTGGGTTAATTGCTCAACTTCCTTAATTGCATCGACTATTGCGAAGCGGGCGGATTTGTTGGCAATGTAGACGACACCATCTGTATTGACTTGTACAATCTTACAATTCAATTCTAGAAGCCTATCCACTAACATAAGTAGTATAAGTTGCCCATTTATACGTATCTTGTATACGTTAAGTGGATCATAAGCCCAGCTACTTTCTTGTTGCATCTTTCCTGTAAGAGCATTAAGAGCCTGTTTAAATGCCTTAGACTTTAATAACTCTCCATTACGTTTGGCAGCCAAGCGCTCCTTGTATAGAGCGCTGTACACATTCCAAAAATCTTCTCCTAAGTGAACCGGGAGCCAATGGTTTATAATGGCTAACGAAGGATACATAGACGTAACGTCTGAGTGCCCTATAAACTGTTCAGCTGTAGGTTTGTAGACTCTAGGATCATTGATGGTGTGTATACCACCTTCACCTATAGAGTAGCAAATGTTTGAGAGAACAAACTTCTTCTCATAGTTTTCTTGTTTCTTATCAGACTTACTTGCATTGCAAGTAGCATTTTTTACATCCAATAAGACTTCTTTCAACTTTGGATTAGAATATTGTATAAATGGGAGTATGATATCACCTAGATGAATGTTTCCGACTTTTCGAGTACGAGTTTTTAATTCGTCTTTTGTAGTTTTGGCAATATCAAGAGTTTTTCTCAAGAGTACCTCTTCTCCAAATCGTACACCACTCATCGATAGTGCATCAAACCCCCATTCTTTTTCCACTTCAAGACGTAGTTCTACATCTTCTTTTACTTTATTAAGCAAAGTCTCAGTAGCTTCTACGTCGTTCACATTATACTCTATCATAGCGTCAATATCACATTCTGGGATCTGCAGATCAAAGCTTCCTTCATACTCTTGTACATTTGGCATATGTAAGAGTATTTCTATTTCTTTTAAGCTTTTCTGCTGTTTGGCACTATAGAGCATCAACATAAGATCAAATGAATAGAAATAATTTGCATACTTATACACTTTAATCTTATCAATATTTCCTGTTTTTTCCGAACTTATTATTTCTTTACTAAGATAATAGAGAGAACTACAAATTCTCGAGTATCCTAGTCGCTTCATTCTACTACAGAAATGTATAATGTAACTTATGATTATGTCATCATAATGCTTATTGTTGTAGCCGCACATTATATGATCAGTTCTGTTTGTGTAGAAGAAGTCAACTAGTTCTTCTAGTTGATTTTTACGACAGGATATCTCGAATTTATATAGTTTATGACTCTCTGAATCTTTACAAGTACAATGAAAACAGTTTGGAAAAACTTCTATGTCATATAGAACTACTGGTCTTTCCTTTACTATCATAGTTCCCTAGTGAGGGTTTGCACCTCGCAGTCATATCCTTTCGGAGCACACTAGGGTGACCAGTGGTGTCCTGGTCGGTTTTGAAGAAGTTACGCCTTAAGCTGCCATTCGCATCTTATTTGCGCCTGGTAACAGGAGTCGTCCCGTCTTCTTGCGATGGTCTTTAAGGTTTGTACAAACAAGATTACTGCGCTTTGCTTTTACCTTGTTTGTCTCCTTGCGAGCCATCTTCATGACTTTACTGTGTTCTGGAAGTTTGTTTACGCCTCCATACTTAGCAGTCTCGCCATTGTCTTTTATCTGAGCAACTTCCTGCTCAGTAAACTTGTCGTCCGAATGCTGGAATCGTCCCACAAGTTGTAATTTGTCATATTTAGCGACAACTAAGTCTCTAATATGTTCTTCTGCAGCATTCTTTTCTGCTTCCCAAACTGGGAACTGCTGCGCGTAGAACAAGTCGTCTTTCTTAACCGGGCACGGGTGCTTTCGCTCCCATTTCTGCAACTTGTGTTGAACATACCCTTCCATAAGCTCGGTATGGTTAAACTTCGTAACCTTTCTGCGAGATTCAATTTTTATCGAATCACGTTTGAGCAGTATGAACCAAGGTTTCTTACGGGAAAGACCATGGATACAATGTTCTTTACAGAACTTAGAAGTAGTTCCATGAGACTTGTTAAAGTCATTAAGCCACTTCTCTTTGATGTCACGATATTTTTCAACATAATCGTCCAAATATTGATTATTCTGGGTATTCATAACGTTGCCTCCTATGATTAAGCTGCTTGTTTAGCTGTTTTTTGTTTAATTTCTTTAACCTGTGTAGGCTTTTTGTTTACGGCTTTAGCCTTAACTTTGAGCTCACGACGAAGCTTACGTCCTTCAGCCTTAGAGCCGTGACGGAAGTTATACGTGTTCTTCTCGAGCGTCTTCTTAGCTTTACGGAGATTGTAGAAGTTCACACTAGCGTTCTTTGAGCACTCGATAGTATGAGGATCACCTCCCTTCTTATGCTTGTTGTGATTGCCTGACATATCTATGCCAGCCTCCTCGAATGGAGACTTATCATTAGAACGATACTGATAGAATGTAGCATTACCTACAAGATCGCGCAGTTTTGCTACCACACTTGCTGGCACATTCTTGAAGAATGCTGTAGAGTTAGTAATACATGCAGACTTAATGCCGCAATCCTTTACCAACTTCTCGAGCTTCTTCTTCTTTTTCAGAATAGAATCACATACAACTGTAATATTGTATACAGTGGCGCTGTCCCACTGCTTCTTTGCGATGTCTATCACCTTCTTGGTGTCGGCATCATTGAGATGCATACGCTTGCACCGACGGGTAATTGATGCGATATGACGAGCCATAGCGACATTACGACGCTCTTCCTGCTTCTTCAAACGGTCCTCCAGAGTGATTTTAACAGGCTCTGAAGCCTTTTCCTTCTTGGAGTCGATCAGTTTATCCATGATGCTCTTTTTGCGCGCCTTACGGGCCTCTATGCGAGCTTTAGAGGCAGCATATTTAGCCTCCTCGTGAGCTTTCTTTTCAGCCTTCTTCTTTGCCTTAGCATCGTCTTTTGCTGCAGCAATTTCTGCATTCTTTATAGCAGCCTTAGACTCTTCCTTCTTAGCTGCCTCAGCCTTAACTGGTGTAGTTCCTATCTTAGCCTGAACCTTCTTGAGGTTCTTCTTGTTATTCTTTTTTGACATAATTTTGATAATTTAATGTGTTAATAATGTTATTTTTAAGGCAAGGGATTCCTTATTGTGGTTCGTGTAAGCCTCGATCTTACTCCTTTCGGCGACCCTTATATTTGTCTCGAACCTATAGTATTTAAACTGTCAGATCCATCTCGAACTTATCTGCAATAGTATCTTTAATCTCAATAGAAGTCTCATTGTTAAACTTCTCGAGATTAGCGTCAAACTTATTTGCTAGTAGTTGCTGATCATGGATAAGTTGAGCAATCTTAGCTGATGAGAATATCTCACGCTTAGGCATAGCCTTCAATCCCTTCTTTGCCTTAGTTAATGGATCAAGTGTCTTGATCATCTTAAGTTGTGCTATTGCCTCCTTTGCCTCGCATGCTGCAAAAATACTATAGTTATTTGTCTTCTTAAAATCCTCGTAAGAGAATGTAGTTGTACCTGTATTAAGAGCTACCAAAATACCCTTAATCATAATACGCTTCTCACTAAGCTGCACAATCTGGTTATACAAGCTCTTGAGATCTAAGCCAGAACCTTGCTTTGCTGCAATTGCCTTTTTAGACATGAGGTTCTCTGCTCGAATAATTCGCCAATACTTATTGATAGTAATATCAATATTCTTACGAATTGTGATGATGTTTGCTGAGTTCAATTTAATTGATTTCTTATTCATATAGTTTGATTAAAATTAAACAATTTACTTGAATCAGCCATTTACCTAGTTCCTATATTACATATAACTGTAATAAAGAATAAAAGACATCCATTGGCAATCCTGCCCCGCAGGGCGGATTACCTATTCTCCGCAGAGAACGTTTAAGGATGCCTTTTAATATAAACTAATAATATTGTCTTTGCATTTCGTTGTAAACAATAACGATAATACCATGCATGAATGTGTATTCTTCTGCGCACAGTTCGTACACCATTCCCGCAGGAATGTTTCTGTTTATGGCATTACTCGTTTAGCGTTTACAATTCCGTACTCCAACTCAATCATTGGTTTACCGATGCAGTCTTTAACCTGCAAAACTTCTTTACGTCCGTTGATATTGATAACAATTTTCTCAGGAAACTCTTGCTGAGCGTTAAGCCTTGGCCCTGACACCCGGGACCCCGCAGGGTCCGCTCCTACGCCATCAGCAATGCTAGAATTCTGACATACTTTTGTCGCAACATCATACAGTCGTTCTACGACCCAGTTAAAGTTTTTATCTTTAACTCCTTTCATCACAATTTCTTGTGATAGTCCTTCCATAATGGCTTTTTGGTTAAGCCCTGTGGAAAGACTCACTAGTGCATCCCATACCTTAAGAGCGAAGCTCTCAAATGGTAAGGTTTGCTCACAGCCGATTATCTTGTTCCAAAAATGGAATCTAGTTGAACCCAGAGTAATGCTACCATCATCGTTAATGGTATAGATCTTGTACTTCTCTGTATGGTCCAACTTTTCATAAACGGCTGCCTTAATTTTCGGTTCTGAGAGCATTACTGCTATAAGCTTAACGCTCTTTTCTGTTAAAACAGCCTCCATGAACTTATGCTATCTTATCAGCTGGTTTAGAATCTGCCTTCTGACGCTCATAGTCTGCAATGATCTTCTCGTTTGCTGCAATGGCAGACAAACACTGAGCCTTAGCCTTATTAGCCTGCTCAATAATTGCATCAAGGCGAGCGATCTCACCACGGTTAAGATCGTTAAGAATGCCACCCAAATCCTTAGGATCTGAGAACACAGCCTTAGAGTTCTTGTCCTTAAGAGCGTTCTGAACTGCCTCCTCTGTGGTCTCACCAAACTTGGTGCTGTTCTCACCGAGAGGGATATCAATCTGGTGCTCGGTGCCCTCATTGAGACGGCAAACGACATCACCGATTGCATTTTGCTTGGTTGCCATAGACTCAATCGTAATATAACCGATCACAAAACGGCGAGGTGAACGATTGAGTACAAGGTTTACATTGGAGCTCTGCTTAGCCTGCTCCAAAACCTTGTCATGGTCTGGGTTGAATAAACGGGTCTGAGGAGTAAATACGTCCTGACCAAACATTTTTGCACCGAGCATGCTCAGTGGGGTACGATTTGACTTAATAGTTGTTTCCACGATGTTTACATTAATTTCTGACATAATCATATCCTTTTTGATATCGTTATTGATTAACTAACGATATGATTGAAAAATATGGTGTATTTTGGCTACACCTTTGCCGTTGTTTATTGAATAAAGCAACGCTGATACGAAGATACTCGGTTACTACTTTGCGTACTTAGTTTTCTAAAGGAAGTTCTACTATTGTAGACGCTTTATCTAGACTTAGCTGCACTTTCTCTATTACGACAATAGGATAATAGGCTTGCAGCAGGAATTACATACGTATGATGCAATTAGCATTTACTGGTTTATCCAGGCCCATCGTCTAAAGCTTTGAATGCTTCCTTTGCATAATCAAATGCTGAACTGTTTTCTGCTATTTTGTTCACGTTTTTTTCTAACTTAACTATTCTAATTTTCGTTGGTGAAATTTTGCATAGCAACTAACACTCATAGAATCTTAGAATTTTCTATAACCCACGAAAATATGTAGAATCTCGGTCGTATTTCCCTTACTATACTTACAAGATCTTCCTACAGGTTGTCGATTAAACGCAGATTTCCTCGGCTAATAAGTTTTAAAAGCGCCTAACTTATCGAAATGGCTCCTTACTGCGGTACTCGGCTTATGGCATGTACCCAGCGGTTGGTTATCGGAATGTCTCAGGATCAAACCCATCACAGACTTTACGGCTTTTTGTATCTTTGCTGATATTTGTAATTTTTCTGTACCGGTATTACTACCTCCTATTTATAGTGCACGAATATTGGGAATTCAACCCATACATTTCATCTTGTCACCCACTTATAACGTAATATACATGTATAGAGACAGTATACACATATAATATACACAGTCGTTTTACAACATAGATATAAGCTGCCCATCAATTTCCTGTATTGCTTCGAACCTTTATGTTTACATATACTGTTGCGCAGTATACTTTAGCATGGTTGGCATATCGGTTGGCACTCGATTTCTTCACCTCAAGCCCTTACTTACAACGTAAGATTAACTCTATGAAGGGACATCAATTTTTGTTAAACATGTTATCTTTTAAACTTTCTAGGTTTTCATAATTTATATCTTTTGCATACAACATACGCATACATAATATACCAGCTTACTACTCTGTAGAGACTATATAATATTGTATATCATTGTGCAAATAAACTATTAGTCTAGATCGTTTTGGATGAAAGTGGAGGTCAAATGGTCCTGGATGGACATATCTCGAATCAACTTTCTACCTGCTTTGCTATTTCTTATTCTAGGATAGCTCTCCATCAATTTTCTTTGACTGTAACGGAGTCATCGATCATAGTCTCATGAACGATTTAATTTTCATGGAAATTGGCTGTAAGTTCGGATTGCCTAACATCCTAATAATACAACTGGAATAGATTTTCACCGCGATCTTCACCCGCGTACGATACTCCCGTAGAGCTTCGATTAAGGGGCTGCCCAACCCTTGCGCTTGTTTTACTTTTATATACCGCATAAACAAGAAAAGCCTGGCGGTCGCAATCAGACACTTCTACCCCATCCCTGGCACCCCTTCAACGGAGTTGTACTGAATCGAACAGTAAGGTTTTGGTATAGTCAGCAAACTCATTTAGTTTACTCTGTGTGGTATTACTCCCACAGTATTGATGCAGTTTTTCGGCCTTTATACTAGCTTTGGACACTAGAAACACTACCTACGGCTTAATAATACTTCTATATTGTTTGGGATATCCTCGGTTCTTCCAGCACCATGCACCATACCATGTATGCAATTCTGTTCACCTACTGGGGACCAATATAGTTCATCTCGTGTAACGTTTGTATATGCTTAGTATTATCACATATAATTACGATACGGTTCATTATGCCCTTCTTGGGACTTATGCGTTTTTAGATTATACAGCCTCATCCAGCTTGTCTCCAGACGGTTCTCACAAGTCCAGCTGTATAATCTATAGGAGCTGATACAACGCTTCTCCTACCTATATCAAACTGTTTCAATGTTTGATACATTTCATCCTACCTTTTGAGTGATCTCGCCCTGCAAGACAGAGTTAACATATTCTCGGATCAAGTTTAATTTATTGAGTTTTTCTTCTAGCTCCTTCGCGAGGGATGTTCCAGAATAGTACGTAGACTAATGGGATCTACCATATGTACTTACCCAATTATAGTGTATAGGGTTCTTATGTTTACTTATGCACATTGGAGGCGATTTGAATATAATCATTGAGCTCTCCCTTACGAATGGTAGAGTTGTGATTAGTGGAGTCGACCTTTTCTCCAGGTTCCATAATATACAGAAGTGGTACATACGACGTATCTGTCTTCTTAATTACGGTGCGTTTAACAATTACCTTTGCAGGTAACTGTTTATGGTTACAAGGTACAGGTTTTTCTACCCTAACGGTATCATGCACTGTATCAGGATTAGCACGATTCACTTGACCAAACAAATGGTCCATTGGTTGCTGTACAGTAGATGCTGCTACTGTCTGCACTGTCGTTGGAAGAGGAACATTTTTAAGATCGGCAATATTCATGCCAATAGTAAGGAATGCTGCTCCTAACAACGTGATTACTAATTTTTTCATACTTTGATAGTTAAATTATTTTCGTTCACTTTGCCATTGGATGTCAAAGGCTCTTTTAATACGACCAACTAGTTGTGAACCAGTTCTCTTAATTGGCCGTATTATTTTTTTACCTGAGCCTTGGCCTTACCTTTGGCTTCCTTTTTCTTATCCTCAGTTGCCTTCTTATCAGCTGCTTCCTTAGCAGCCTTGGCAACAGCCTCTTCCTCAGCCTTGATCTCCTCATCGGTTTTGAACTCCAAGTCGATGATATTCTCCTTGGCATAACCTACGAGCGGATCAGAAGGATTACGGAACAGGTTAGATATGATACCAGCATGCTGCGTAGCGTTATCAAGCATTGAGTCAGACTTAACCTTAGCCATCATCTCTGGAGTAACGTCTCGATAATATGCACGCTTAATGGCGATAACAGTCTTCTTTGCAAAGTTGTTACCCTCCAAGAAGTTCTTCTTCAAGTTCTCAACGAACTCGCCTGGAGCCGCAAGAACCGCTGCAGTAGCCTTATCGGCGAATGCGATGTTCTTGTTAGCGGCATCAATGTGCTCCTTGACACGATCCTTTTCTGGCAGCTTGTTCTCTGCCTCGAGCAAGGTCTTACCCTTTGAGCGAACATCGTCTGCACCAATGATTACGAGGCACTTTACAGCGTCTGCAATCTGATCATCGGTATACTTACATACGCCGGTGTTCCTGTCAGTAGAATGGTCGCGAAGCTCACAGAACGCAGATACAGGAGATCCTGACGTAGCGGTAACATTGAAGAAGTGAGCACCAATTCCATAAGTAAGCGTTCCGACACGACCCGTAAGCTCAACAATCTTGCGAAACGTATCATGGAAGTTCATGTTCTTGAGGCGCTCAAGGTCATTCTTTGCAGAAGCAAGAGCCTTTTCAGCGTTCTCTTTGTACTTCTTGTCTTTTGTGTTTTTGAGCGTCTTCTCAGCAGAATCGATAGCATGCTTAGCTTCAATAGAGCGATATGACTTATAGAAGTTCACACACTGCATGATGCTATCCATCAGCTTAGAATCACGGTTCATAGCTAAGAATCCAGACAAAGCTTTCTTGAGCTCTTCTTCGTCCTTGATCTTTGTAGGATCAAAAACCTTACCTGCTGTTGCAGCACGAGCCTTAGCATCCTTGTCAAGACTCTTTGCTGTCTCTTCTGATACTGTTACAGCTGAAGCTGTAACTTCAATTGCTTCAGCATCGTCTTTTGAAGGCAAGAGCTTTGTGTCATCAAAGCTTACACCAATCTCCTTCAAAGCTTCAGTAAGCTCTGGGAGCGCAGACTTACGGATTACAACAGCGAAATCGCTGGTACCATACTTGACCTCATTACATACACACACTGCGATGCCGAGGGCATTAATATGATTGAGTTTGTCGATAGTTCCCTGTGGGAAACCAGTGTGCTCAGCAGCTTTCTCATCCAAGAAGAAACGATCGTGAGCCATCTTTAACAAATCCACTTGATGGTTACGATCCATGCTTGACCCACCTGTTGTTGTGAGCATAGCTGCAGCCTCAACAGCCGCATCTGCATTGTTACCACCATTGTTATTATTCTGAGCAACTTTTACATTGCCCTTTCCATTCTTTTTTGCCATTTTGATAATGTTTTAAATGTTTGTAAATAAAATTAATTAATACTTTCTGGGCAACTAGCTTAAATTCAACTTGTGTCGAATATAAAGTTCGTTTTTAACCAATCTCGTGGAGGTTTAGTGAGCACGTTAATATGCTCGTCTTCACCCAAGTTAAGCACAGTAACAGTATCTACTACAATTGTATCCTTACCTGCTGGTTTTGTCTCAGCACATGTACCAGCGCCCTCTGAGGGTTCCAAAGCCTGAAATGAGCACGTCGGTGCCAGCATGGGATTTGCAGAAGATTTAACTGTACTGGCTTCACTTTTATGGTCAACAAAGGCATAGTTGACCATACTCTTACCGGTAAAACCGAGCAAGAGACTTACGAGAATGATCCAGAACAACTTGTTGCTCTTATTGTATCTTGCGAAACCAAGAGCTACAAAAATCGAGAGAATCAATAATAAAAGTGAAGTCATTTTTGTTAAACTTTTAAGTTATTTTTAATTTTCCTACGAGTGCGGCTTAGTGCAGCTTTTATAGTGCCTGTAGGAATTTTCAGCACTTTGCTAATTTCATCAACGGTAATATCTTCTACGTAAAATAGATTAAAAATCTTCTGTGTCTTCTTTGGGAGCTTTTCAAACTCCTTTAGAAGAGATTCATACTCAAGAAGGTTGACAAGATCTTCTTCTTCTGAAGAATTAGTTAATTCGACAGGTAGTCGGCCTGCATCTTCTCCTAACTCCATGGATTTTTCCTTTACTTTTCGTAGATAATCTATAGCTGTTCGATTAGCTATAATTCTCAGCCATCCGCCAAAAGACGAATAATCTGTGAATGTCGAGAGTTTTTGGTGAACCTTAAGAAATACAACATTTGTAAGATCTTTAGCTTCATCCATGTCATTCACGTAACAAAAGAGCACGTTGTCAACGAACTCTTTGTAACGGTTAAACAATTTATTAAACGCTAGCTCATTTCCCTTTTGAGCTTCTTTTATGGTCTCAATCTCAGATTGAGTGATACGCTGATACTCCATATTGTGGGGTAGGGGAGATTTCTCTCACCCTACTCCTGATAAAACGGAAGATCGTACACCATCTTCTGACGGTATAGCGACCAAACGTTGTTGACGAAATTGTTGAAAAGGATTATTTTCAAATCCTTTCCTCCCGTTTTCATTTCTACTTTTTCAAGTAGTCCTGAACCGATACGCATACGAGTTGTAAGTGTTTTGAACTTTATAGGGTTGCTTAGGATTATCGTTTTCATAATCCAATCACTAACTCTACGTAACTGCTCATTACAACAGTATTCGTATATACAATCTTCGTCTAGGCTGTCTCCTGCACAGAATATGTGCGGTTCATAAGTAAAGCCCTTTTTAAGGCGGTTATGAAACCAGTTAATCACATTTTCTATACCTTCTTCTTTGCAGCCTAACAGACTAGCTCTGTAAATTAGCATTTTAGGGAAATACTCCATTTTTTATTTTGTTTAATTAAATGTTTTCTTAATAAACTTAGAGAAATCTTCAAAATATTCATCTAGAAAACTAGCTTTTTCTGACAATGCTTTATCAAATAAAACCATATTGCCACACTTACATGATATATTATAATAGTTTTCTAGGTACTTATAGTTCTCTTGAAACCATACTACCCAGCTATTAACCCATATCCAAAATGCTCGTTCTCCAGAGTTGAATACTTTGTTGATGCCATCCAAATTTATAGAGTCTGCAAAATTAAAATTTTGCGACCCCTCGTGGATCCCAAGAGCTTTTCTTAATGATGCATTCTTTTCATCTGTTCGAGGTATTCCTCTTCCAGTGTTATAGATTGCTACATTTTCTTGGTATACACGGTCTATCCATCGCGTTTTTACAGCATACCTAATTCTTTCATGTGGCTTCTTACCTATATTAGATAATCTGCCAAATTCTGTACACCATTTAAATGCGAGGTTGACGACATGAGGACACCTGTCCTTTATCATCGCTTTATATCCCTTTGTCATAACTAATAGGAAGAAGCTAGGGAGTCGAACCCTAATCCTCGGGTGTGTAGCCCAAAGAACCAACTTCTTCTTCTCTCCACTTTGGTAGGAAACACCTAGACTAAACTTACGCTACGTTAGTATAGTCTACAATGTTATTTACATTGTCGTTTAATTTATAGTATAGTGCTTAATGTATTTATCTCCTCTGTCTGTCAAAACCAAACACGCCCGTGTAGGAAGTTTTACAACATTCCTAGGTTGTCCAAATGGAATCTACACAATAGCGTAGAGGATGCCCCGTGGACGTGAGGGGAGTCGAACCCCTGTCCAGACAGATTATTTCATACACACTGTACATTTCTTGTAAATGTTCCGATGATCAGTCAGAACATTCGATTTAAGCCGTTTTAGGTGCGCTCTAAGACATTTTTGCGGCACTCGTGGTTAATTACTCCACTTGGTGACATACTCTGCCTCAGAGCGCTTAAAACATGGCTAAAAATATATAGGAATCCTCATGATACGAAGATACTTAGAGGGCTATATTCAGCATTTTTGATATATTTTGCAGGGTTCAATTAACTTTTCAGAGCAATCAAATCTCCCCGATACAATGATACGCACAAAACATATTGTTTGATCTACTGTCCCAATTTACTGTGTGGGGTCACATCTCTTCCTCTCATCGTGATACGAAGATACTTGATGAGAATGTTAATTCATTCTGGGATTCCTTCGCTGCCTCGTCTTCTTAAGATCCTCTACAGTGCTTCAGAATCTATGTACGTGATACGAAGATACTTGTACTAGAAGAAGAATTAAAAACGATCGAACTGATAGTTGGCATAATACCAATTGTTAGGGTACTTGTCGCGCAACTCACGGTCGTGCTTTTCGTACTCTTTGTTCAGTTCAGTCATTTGCTTACGCTGATCCTCATCGATCTTCTGCGAAAGTTCGCGGAATTCGTTTGGCGTAATCTTCTGGTCGTCAGGAACGGCGGTACCATTCTCGTCCTTGCCCAGAAGACGGGCCAACAATTCTGTACGCTTCTTCAGAGTGTCGAGAGTGATCTTTGCCTTCGCACGGTCCTTGCGGACATTGAGAAGTTCCTTAATTCTAAGGAAGTCAGCACACTTGACAATTTCTTTGACCTGGGAGATCTTGCGCTTCTCCTCGTCCTGGCGGATTTCTTCTGCCGCCTTGTCTGCGATGTCGGTCACAAGGTTGCCCTTCATCAACTTCTCTACTACGTTGTCTGCTGACACATTCTGCTGCTCTTTAGCAGCACCTTTTGTTTCTGCTTTTGCCATTTTGATAATGTTTTAAATGTTTGTAAATAAAATTAATTAACATATTGTTACTTCTCCCACACTCCAGGATGGATTCTTAACGAATACTGCGCCATTATTATTAATGGTGATATCGCATGGAGCTTTGTGAGAGCAGTTAGCCAAATGAATAAGTGCGAATCTAGCTTCTATAGCTTGATTCTCACTAGGGTACTTGGATTCAAATACCAATGTTTTTGTATTCTTACCCTTTCCCTTAGCTTTTGTTGTATATACTGGAATCTTCCACATAATCTAAAGGATTTAGCTTGTTTTTAAACTTGTCACGCTTATATGCCTTTGCTTTGGCTTCTGCGTGACGCTGACGATACACTTTCTTAGTATTACGTTGTGTTTTATACATAGTTACATGTTATCTTGAACCGTTTTAAACACACAAATAATATCGGTAGAAATACCGTAAGAATCACGCATTCTCTTACTTATACCACCAGACATAACTCTGATGGCATTCATAAGAGATTCATTGTTAGGCTCATTAGTTATAGCCTCTGACAATGCAAGCAACAGCTTCATCTTGGAGCAGAAAAACTTACCAAATCTTTTTTTCACGTAGATGCACGCAGACTCTACAACAGAAAGTTCTGTAGCATTCTTGGCTTCTGCGTGACCGATAATAATGGAATTAACTTCCGTTTCATCCATTGTAACTGCATGCACATCCTTAACATCAGGTTTAACTGTGTTCAGTTGTGAAGCTATTGCCATAACTTCAGATGGATCCAAACTAGAACCATCGTAAGAGATAATAATGTACCGCTTCATAGCTAATCCTCCTTTGTTGTTATGTTAGTACTGGAGGACTGCACGATCTGCACATGCTTACCGTCGATAATAGTATCAACCATTTCTACGTTAGGGATATCAGGAGGAGCAACCGCATTGTATTGATCCTGTTCATCAGGAAGATTCAAATATACATGCTTGTTCATCTCGAACTCGTTCGATATACTCATCTTAGTTAATGGTTTCCCAGATTTTTCTAAGACTGATACAACATCACGCATAACCTTTTCAGGTATGTTGAAGAACACTGAGTCCTGATGTCTCCATTGACCTTCCGATCTCTGAAACTCTATAACGTCAGAACAGTCGGTAAATGTAGGATTGTCAATATCCTGCATCATCTTTGATACCATGAGCGAGTCATCGTGTCTGATCTCACTCTTAGTTTTTTTCATGTAGTCACATGATGATACTGTGACGGCTACAATAAGCATGATTAAGCACATGCTAAGCTTTTCGAATAATCTCTTCATTTTGATAATTTATTAGAGATTCAACAAATGTTAACTATCCGGGTTTTAAAGATTCACGGAATCATCTTTTGTGGACCAGCTAGGGCTTGAACCTAGGACCTCCAGATTATGAGTCTGTTGCTCTAACCACTGAGCTACAAGTCCAAATATGGGCAATTTTCACTGGTTATATTTAAACCATTCCATTGTCTCCTACTATCTAACGTTCTTTTTCTTTCTAACCCAAATGATTAATTTTAAGGTAATTACGCTATTTAATAGAGTTGTAGGGAGTTGTTTGGTACCCATTTGTAATTTTATACAGACTTGAACTGTTATGTAGGCCTCTAACCTAATAAATCTCGGGGACGGTATAAACCGCCCCCTTGAAATGCAACTTAATTAAATTTTTCCGTCCAATATGATATAAAATATATAATACTGGAGATCAAGATTATTATCAACATAACAATTACTACTATCAACGAAAAATCGCTTATGTTAGTTATATTCGTTATGTTTGACAATAAGTCAAAAAGAGGGAATGCCGAAATAATTATTAACGCTATTGATACGAATAGCTCTCCATGTTCTTTTATCATAGATATAATGCTATTTGTGATATCTCTTCATAGTCATCTTCACTGACAAACCATGAATCGTTATCTGTTGTTAAATAACTCTTTCTTGATCCCAAATCTACATCACTTAATGATAATACACACATATCATCAGGATTTGCAGATTTATAATCTTTTAACTCTACGTTTTCATCACTACAATGCGCTTTAAGTCTACGCAATGATGAGTGATGGCGTCTAACTTCTAATTCTTCGTCAGACATTTGTCCGTTTTTTCTACGTTTTGCCATAATTAAGGACTAATAAAAATTATTCCGTCTTCAATGCATGATGGTGATTCTTCGTTCAAATCCTTTGAATCGTTTACTTTTGGACAAGAGAAAGGATTGTTAAAGATACACCCATTGCAATTGTATTGACGTTTAGCCCTAACAATAATGCCATTTATTTTGTAGATTCTGCCAGGACTAAGTTTTTTACTCATAGTTCACCTATTAATTGAAGCTTGTACATTGGTTGCTTAACTGGAACCATTTCGTATCCTTTACGAATTTCATCAACTTTTCGTAATACTCTAGATATTTTTCCAAGTTGATATACTCTATGTATGGTCTCACCCTTGGTGTAAGCTAGTATAAAACATACAAATCTTGATGGATTAGCATATAGTTTATCATATACAGGTGATACGCTATGATAGAATGCACCAATACCTTTCGTTGTGTCGATTTTATCCATATCATTTTTACTAACCAAAATCTTTGTTGCTTTTCCTTCCTTTCCTAGATGTTCTGACCTATATATATAGTATTTTCCAGTTGATACATCTCTAACAGCTGTGCACTTGTCGCTGATGTTATTGATTACGACCATTAAACCACCTACCATTATGCCACTAGGCAACACTTGGCGTACTACGTCTCCTTTACTAAACTTCATTTATGTACAAATTTGATTTTGTATCGAACAATTGATGTAATTACACCATTTCTTAACCTAATGCCAAGTGTAGGCTCAATAGAGAATTGCTTGCATGTGCTAATATAATCTACAACACTCTTTGAGATTGGAATAATCTCTGAGAATCCTGCAGACTTATCAACATACACAGCTAGATACTTAACGGTTTTACCGTTAACACTCGGTTTCTGTACTATTTGTTTAATACATTCAACCTTGCAAACCATTGTGTCAATTGCAGCTTTTTGCTGTGCATGACACTTTGAAGTCAATAACAATAACATTATTATTATGACTATCGCAATCAGTGGGCCATGACTTTGATTTTCCGGCTTTTCGTACAATTTTACACCCATATTAAAAACCGTTTGTAATTCTACAAATACATCCTGCAGATTCAAGAGCATCCTTCATAGTGTTAATGAAGCTTTCATCAGGAGACTGAGACAACAGTATGTCATGTTTATCATCAGCAGCTGTGTCTACAATAGCCTTTGCTCTTTCTATAGGCATGTTTAACTGAAGTGACAGCATTCTTACTGTACTCAGCTTCTTATTATCTTCTACTTTGTCTAAGTATAAGTAATAAGTAGTTTGTACTGGAATGCCATTAGCTTCTTTTTTGGCTACTGCTTCTTCCGTCTCCATAGATGATACAACTGCTAACAGTAAGTTAACATTATGTCTCATATCTTTTGTGCTTGAACACTCTGACTGGAACTTGATTTTTCCGTCGTTCTGAATAGTAACATTCAACACAAGATTAATGAATTGTTATGAATTTAACACTTGTCTTGCCAGCTCCTGGAACATTTGAATGTTTGTTGTTAATATAACTATTCAAAGTATTTTCCAAAGATTTGGCATTACATTTACTTAATCCAGAAGAGATGATCATTGTAGATCCTCCCTTCTTAGCAACTACCTTGTAGTTAAGGTATTCAGCATCAGGCTTCCCTTTTGCTGACTGTGGCTTAACCGCTTGGTTATGCGTTTGCTTGTGTTTCTTCTGATTCATCATCTGTGCAAATGAATGGTTTACAATCCAGACCAATGGCCTTAATTACATTAGACTCACTGAGCTTGTCTTCTGCGACTTCGCTAATTCCTCTAGCGATAAATGCAAGATGTCTCAAGTCATCAATGCTGTTGAATTTACCATCAACTTCAACTGTCACCTTAATGGTCTGTTCCTCTGTTACGGCGTCCAGTTTAACGTCAATAGATCTCAAGATTGGAATGTGTTTCTTGAACTTAGTCTCCACGTAACTAGGAGCATCCAAATCAACATGATCTGGAGACAGTGTACGAGATACTGTTACTACTGTTTTGTTACCGTCAGCAAAAACTTCTGACCCAAGCTTTGGGTATCCTTCACCCAACAATTTTTCGATAATGTTCATAATTTTGATAATTAAACATTGTTTATTTTTGTGTAAGACTTACCGCTTACACTCGGTATAAAAGTGTTCCATCTGTATTTGTAGAGGCTTTGGACTCTCAGCTTACGCTGGCTACATTAAACACTTATGAATTTTGTTTTTGTCCATATTTATATATATTGATTTATAATCTATAAAAATGGTATATCTATCCTCACGAACCGATATACCTGCATGGAAATAAAACCTGTTGATAACTAAAAAATGATTTAATAAAGGTGTAGTGGCTACTGGACTCGAACCGTCGCTATGTGTGCGCTTTTATAGCCAAGTACGATACCCATATAATGAATTCGTACATAGTATACCCTCTTACTTCAGTAAGTGTATAATAACCACTATCCGTCTCTCCGGATCGTCATGGAGAACTAAAACCACTTTCTCACCCCTTGCAAGTGGGCTGACTACCTTAGTTCTCAGCATACATGTAATACTACTATTTCACCCTCTGTGTCCTACAATCGACATCTTACAGCTTTGCAAGTACTATAAGCACGTGTTGTAGTCATGGGCTTGGGACCATGAACGCCACATTACTACCTACGATTTATCACGTTAGCGTAGGTGCTCCGTCATCCTGGTTTATATACCGCATGAGATAACGGTTAAATACAACTATCTTCACAGACCATTGTATTTAGGGGATAAAATTCTTATGAATAATGAATATCAGACTACAGCATGATGCAATATGTGTAGTTTCGTCTAGGTCTCATCAGTGACGATGTTATACTCTCCCTAGCTGAGTTTAAATTAAAAATGTACCACTATCTTCACAGACCATGGTACATGAAACAAAATCTACTATTTACCACTCTTGGCAAGAACCTCAATTGTGCAATCAATGTATATGGAGTCTTAATGTCTTTTATCTTAAATAAACATATCACTATCTTCACAGACAATGATATGTACTATGCTTTTTGCTACGCTTAGCAATCGTTCACCTACGACAAATGAGCATATTGATACTAGTCTAATTGTTCGGATTCAAATATTACGTCTTCAACTGTCTTACCAATCAAAGATCTTTTATATTCAGAGTATCTTATAGTATTTGGACACTCTACAATATATCTGATAAATCCTGCTAATTCTTTAGAATATGGTAGGTTGATCATTACCAATAAGTCTTTTACAACTTGTTTAGTAAGTGCATTTACTCCTCCCCAAGTATTTGGAAAGTTGTTATGCTCTTTTTCCCAGAGCGCTGGTGTGTTGCTCTCGACTAAGCGAATAATGTCCAACACATTTGTTTTATAAGTTATTTTCATATTGATTATGTTTTATATTTCTATCTGTTCTATCTGAAATCTCACCTGTGGATCTTCCCATCTCCCATCTCAGGCAAGCTCTAAGCTAATGTCTGAGCGAAGCGAGTTACATTTGTTCAAGTAAGCAAGGTAGCGCCACGAGGACGCTACGATGCAAGTTGTTAGAAGGTTGCTGGAGGCACGCTTCCCGGAGCTGCTGCACCTGGTTGCTGAACGCCTGGCTGTGCCACATTAGGTTGTGCAGCTGGTTGTTGTGTAGCCGTATTCGGCTGAGCTGTAGCTGCTGCTAATGGGTCAGGAGCTGGTGTTGCTTGTGGTGCAGGCTGAGGCGCAGTATTACCTGCTACTGTCGCAGCTGTGTTGTTTACAGGCTTGAAGAATTGGCGCTCAATACTACGCACTCTTGAGACAGGGTCCCAGTTTTTTGCATAGTTTGGTGTGCCATCTACCTTTGGTGTCTCACTGATGAGGATACAGAACACAAGAACAGAGTCCATTGTCATAGGCTGACCAGTTGTCTTGTCCAATCTTGGACTATGGTCATTACCCAATAAATAACTCATACCGTGCTCAAGCTTCTGACGTACAAAGATACCATTTAAGAAGCGATAACGCTCTGGAATTGCATCTTCATTGCTTGTCTCTGCAATACCTCCATGTTGTGTGTCTAGATATGGACGGATTGCATTAATCAATCCATCAACACCGAACATTACAATGGATGTATTCTCCTCAAAGACACAATCCTGATTCTCCAATGTAGCTGCTACATATAAATTACCTTCAGTTTGTCCTTCCTGGGCTTTAGCCTTCAGGATAGACATATTAAACAAACGATACTTAGACATAATATATTGTATTTAATGGTGAATAATCATTTGTGAAGATAATAGCTGAAAAGCTATATATTAAGGGAGAAGAATAATAACAAACAACATCAAATGTACAAATGGGCTAGTGGATACATTGTATCCAACATCCACATATCTACATCTTTCTCTCTTCCCCGGCTAATAATCTAGAGGTGTTCTTTATGTTCCCGCAAGCAAAGAATAGGCAAGAGGGTAAGGCACAAGGCCTTACTCCCCAAGCTGATACAAACTGTCAACCTTATGAGCTAAATCAAGATACTTGACCATTTCATCACTTCCATCAGTGTCAAATAACTCATTCTTACCCATAACATGGTCTGCCGCATCAAGTGCAGCTTCTTGAGCTTTGACAAGCTCAGTTTTAGCGTCGTAATCATTGTGTAACAACTTATACTGGCTAAGTATAATGTTCTTTCCACTCTCCTGACCAGTACAATAACCTGCAACAAAACCACACACTAAAACAACGACTGATAAGATAATCCTACTAAATGTTTTCATAACTGTAAATATTTATTGATTAAACATAAGCTAAAGAATAAAGAGAGTACGCCATTAGAATGGCAATACTCTCTCTACGAACTGCCGATTGTCTAGATACTTGTCGTATATACCGAATGATACATCATGTATAGTATAATCATACAAAGCGTCTGAGAACACAAGTTCAAGATAATCAGCACGTGGAATGATACCACGCACACGATCAATTGCATTGATTACATCAACAATTGAGTCATCAACCATATCGTGTTGAATAGCGAATAGCATGATAGCTACTAAACAGAATTTATCCATATTGATTATTTTTATTGTTACTAATAGTAAAGAATTGTTCTTTATGTTCCCGCGATTAGGATGACAATCTATCAGTGATGTCATTTAAGATGCCGGGGGTAGTCAGATCCGAAACTCGAGCCGGGGGAGGCAATTATTACTGTTTCTCGTTTTCATACATATACAAAAAAATTTGTTTCTCGTCTTTATGCACACATAACAGTTTAAAAATTAAAAAAAAAATAAAATATTCGGCAAGCTCAATAAAAAAGCCGAGGCGTAAACCCCGGCTATTCTCAATTATTACTTTTTGTTAATCTATAGAAATACTTTTCTGTTTCAGGCATATTGTGTTCCGCTTTATCTGACTCAATGTCGGTAGTACATCCATTGCCAATAATATCTCCGATTCTATCAAGTGTGGTAGATTTGTCTTGTTCTGCAAGTCTTATAAACTCAGACGCTTCCATCATTTTGTATACTCCTCTATATTTGTAGAGTATAGCATCTACCCATTTTCCAGAAGCTAATTGAAATTGACCTGTGCCGATATATATTACTTTTACATCCTAGTTGACTCTTTCTTTAATTCTTCTAGACACTTTTCATACTTATTTTTCCAATAGTTAACCCAGTCTTCCTGGTGTGCTAATTGCTGTTCCAACAGTTTTATCTGTGCATCTCTAGACTCTAATGCACTCTCATTGAACTTTTCTGGACTACTATTCTGTACAAGCTTTTCGTAATCTTTTCTGTCCAGGATTACGTAATCTCTAAGCTGTCTGACTAATTGTACTAATTCCGTTTCCTTCTCCTTCGTCTCCATATATTATATCTAATATCATTTTAGTTATCTCGGGACAGTCCGAGGACATCTTTACCATCTATTCTGCTATCCCCGAATACTTCTATAAATTTGTAGAACTCTCCTTTTTCATCAAGCTGCAGTGCTAATTGTAGTATCTGTCTCGTTGGAGTCGCTTCCTCCCCCATGTTCTCCAGCTCTTTCAGAAGTATCTGGTATGCGTCCCTCTGTGCTGGATCCATTTTCTCTTGCCTCTTCATCTTTTATGTCGTTGGAGGAGTCGTTAGACTCCGTAATGTTTATATCTTTTAAAGCGTTTATAACCTCAGTTTTGGTAGTCTTTGTCTTTACATACTCGTTTATTTTATTTACTATTTCATTCTTGTGTGGATTTCCCTTTGTTTTATACATGTGCATGAGTACGGACATGCTATTAGTATACTCAGTACGCTTTGTTTCGTCTTTTGCTAGCTCATCTACAAGGTTTTCTAGTTCTTCAATGGTATAGTTATCCAATCTTCCGGAAATACTATCCACTGATCTAATAAGTTTTCCATCTTTATCGTACAAATTGCTATATTTACTAATCTTTCCCATTATTTTTACTATCTTTAAGTATTATCCAACATGTGGTAGTAGCTACTATTGGAAGTATTAAAAACATGAATATTATATCAAATGGACTCATCTTTATCTGGTTCGTAAAATCCTAATCTTCTACCGTTTCTCTCGGCTTTCTGTATTATTTCTGCCGCTCTTAAATATTCTTTATCTTTTGCTATTTTGCTCAGCATGGGCTACGTATTTTGTGCACTCTTCCTCTACAATTTCACCATCGTCATTATGTATTAAGTGAGTATATTTTGCTTTTGATCTATTGAATTTAAACATTCTAAATGCTTTATCTCGCTCCTATTTATCGTCATATCTATGAATATATTTCATCATTTGTGTAGCATTTACAGATCCTGCCACCCCTAGATTACATAGGTTTTTAATAAAGCTCATAGCCCCATCTTCGCCGAATTTATGCTTTAGCATACTATATTCCTTAAGGCTCTTCTAGAACCATTGATTATCAAGATCGTATATTGGCTCCTATTCTACAATGTATGCTATATTTACTGGTACTCCATGTATAAAGAAATATTTACACTATTCTGTACACGGTTTATTCTAGTATTGTAGAGATAAGAAGTCGGCATAATATAGTACAGCACTCATCTCAAACTAGTTCATCGTTTATTTGCTGTTTTGTTTACACACTCTGTAAAGTACCCAATTAAGTACGCGAATACCTCATTTGTATCATCAGAGAGCTTTATATGGCATGCCTCAAGTATATCTACAGCTGCATGAAATGACTCATGAGCAAACGTGTTTACATCATTATCACTATTCCAAATTTTATTTACTACTATGATTTCGCAATCTTCGTCCGTTGATTTATCATATGCACCTCTAACAGTGTAGGCTGTATAATCTGCCCATTCGCCATCATATATAGATGATTCATCTTGTCTAAACGCAAATCTTTTATCCATCACAGATTTATCCGGGTTAATTATAACGAATAAGCTAAATCCGTATACTGTCTTATATTCGTCTATTATACACTTTTTCTTCTTATCCATACTATTCCTGTCTCTTATACACATCTCCGAGCCCACGAGACCGTACTAGA